GCGTAGGCAAGGGCCCGGCGATCAACGGGCACTTGCTCGCTGTGTGAACCTACAGAATCCCGCCTGAGGGATTGAAACTGGTCGTCATGGCACTCTCTGCATAGAGATAGACCAGTGTGAACCTACAGAATCCCGCCTGAGGGATTGAAACAATTCCTTCTCCGCGGCCCAGGCTTTGATCTTCTCAGTGTGAACCTACAGAATCCCGCCTGAGGGATTGAAACTGGTTCAGTTTACAAACGGTACGCCTCCTGTTACCGTTTGCACTGATGCCCAGTGGGGGAGTAGCCCCCCTTTGTGTTGTGGTCTTGCGCACCCATTATGGCCTATCATCCCATGTGTTGTCAATAGTTCTGTCAAGAGTGGTCAAAGTTCTAAGGTTTCTCTGTCCGCGTGTTTTCTGTTGTTGCCTAAAATCTTCGGTATCTACCGAACAGACATCCCTTGGTTGATATGTTGTTGCCCATAGTGTTCGGTAGAAAAAGAAGAGCCTAAAGCTGCTACGCAGAACAGTTCCGATGCACGGTCATGCATTGTACTCTTTTTCACAATGCACGGACGTGCATTATGACTTTTCAGCCCACCATGTCCCAGCGGTAGCGCGTGCCTCATTCTGGATGTCCCAGCACGTTTGCCATGGTGTATCTTCCATGAGGCTAAGCGCCCTAAACAATCCGAGGGCATAGCCGGAGCAAAACTGTGTGGTGTTTGGGTGAATGTTTGCGATTCTGTGTTTGGCTAGGGTCTGCTCAGCGTCCCTATACACCCTAAGCAGTTCCTTTTCTTCTCGCGCCGTGGTCATCGTCTATTCTCCTGCATCAAGTCTCTCGCCCCGATCTTGAGCGCTCCGTCACGTGGGTCTGTACACAGCGTCCAGATTCCCTCGCTATCCAGCGAATACAGCCCATTGCCTCGGTAAAGTACCACGTCACCCCAGGTGGTCAAGGTCAGGCCGCCGGCGGGAATCTCTTTGGTCTCGGGGTAGGCCCACTGGTGCGGGCCTCTCTGTATGGTTACAGGGTATGTCCACATCGTCTTGTCATCTCCTCTCAGTAGCCTAGCAACTCAAGGCACAGGTAATCCTGCGTGCCCACTACGGCTCCGAAGCGCTTGAAGGATTCCTCTACGCTAACGATCTTGGTTTCCTCAGCGGAGTAGTCCCAGTCCAGCGCTTTCTGGAAACTCTCTCGCGCCTCCTGTTCGTTTCTGGCCCAGCGCTGCCAGGTGATCAGGTGTCCATCTCTGCGAAACGTGATGTCGTATAGTTTCATGTCAACTCTCCTGATATGGTCTCCAGGTGCTCCCGGCCTCTGATCTTGGCATTATCAAAGCGTATACTTGCGTATCGTCTGTGGGAGCCCTACCCAACACCTCGATCCCGTCGTGCTTCCCGTAAAAGCGCAGCGTTACCGTGTCGTCCATTCCTTCCAGTGCGTCACGTAGAAACCTAGCAGTGACGTGTATCTCGAACACTGGATCAGCCTTTGGCACTAATACGCTAAAGTCGGGAGACGTGTAATCCTGTGGCGAGACCTCGATCTCAGTGTCCTTCTTAAGGATTCGTTTGGGTAACTTGACGGCGGTCTCGTCCAGCAATCCCAGCGGTGTTCTCGCGGCGTGAAACCGGAACCCGTCTGTCGTCACCGTCTGAAACCGGCTAACGCGTGCGCATTCTAAGCGCGGCCTCTCGTCATTCTTGGAAACGCTCTTGAGTAGCCATCGTAGCCTAGCGTTCTCGCCTTTGGTGATCTTCATGTCTCTCCCCTTTCGTGACTAGCCCATCGTGTTGCGGAACGACGCCCAGGCCGCGGCCTGGAAGCTGAGATAATCTTTCCGCGCCATCTCCGCCTCTGAACCCAGGGCTATCGCCGCAGCGGCGCAGTGCTCTGCACACGTTGCAGCCGAGCGCTTCTTGTCAAAGCGCACCAGCGCCCTGTCAATAGCGTGGTTGTATGTTTGGTACGCTTTCCCCACAGCTTTGTCGCGCCGTGTACGGGCACGGGCGTCTAGCAGAAGCTTCTTGTCTGTTGCCATCACGTGAGAGACCCGTACGGCTTGCGGCTTGAAGAAGTCACGAGTCCAACCATCCGTCACTGCGAGTTTCCCGTCCCTGTCATAGATAGTCCATGCCATGTCAATTCCCCCTTTCGTGTGTGTTGTTGGTCATATTCCGTAAAATACGCATTCGCCCCAAGTTCTCACCGTCCAGCCTGGTGCAGCGTCTTGGAACCTGCGCGCTGATGCTTTCGTCCAGAACACTGCTCGGTGTATGCGGGAGACAAACGCAACGCAATCTCCTAGTTGGTCAGCTAGGTGCATCAGTTCAAATGCCGTCATGTCATCTCCCCTTGCCTGTCGCCGCAATCGCGAAGTAGCTATTCCCCAGATTCCGCTCAGCCGCTAGTGCTTCCTGTCTACTGGCATAGAAAGCGCCCGTCCATTTGCCGCTGTGGGTGTGGTACATTCCATAGTGTGCCCAAGCGGGTACTTCATGTTTTGTCTTCTTCATGTCAATCCCCTTTCGTGTGATAGTTTCTGTGCAACCCGCTCCGCCAACCGCTCCTCCCAGCGGCGGCGGAACCGGCTGATCAGAAGCTAGGCCCACTCGAATTCAGCGGGTGGCTTGATGGCCCCAATTGGGCCGTCGTACATGTTGCCCGTTGTGCCCCAGGGGTCGGGATTGTTCAGGTCGCCTCCGTAGCCATTGCAAGCGGAGATGAAGGCATCCAGCAGCCAATCGTAGCTTGCCTCGCGGTCTGCCTCCCACTCATCGGGAGCAAGTCGCTCAATGGCTTCCACGGAGCCGATGTCCTTGGCCTCCATCAGTTCCTCGGCCTTCTCCATCAGGCGCAGCTCCTGGAGCCGTTCCAGCGCATCCTCGCTCGCCTGCCCAGAGCCATCGGGGTCGAGGGCTGGGATTCCGATGGTGAGCCAGTCATCGGGCCAGGGGTCCCACTGGCGATTGTCCTCCATCCAGTGGATTCTGTGGTCGGAGCCGTCAGGGGCAACGGCCAGCACATGGCTGCCGTTGCAGCCGTCCCACATTGCCTCTTTGATTGCCTCTTTATCCAGTTTCACGGTTTTCATTGTAGCCTCCTTTTACAATCGATTGGACGCCTGTTAATGCGTCCTGATTATAGGGCCCCTCCTGCCGGTTAATTGCTCCTTTAGATGGGTGGCTTTTTTAGCCCGATGCGCCAGCAGGAGGGGCCTGACTACACTATGACACACGGGGCCTGGTTTGTCAAGTCCTGAGCAGGGCTCGACTCAATTCCTCCGCCGTCGCCCGCCACGGCCAAGAGAAATCATCAAAAGGATCAGGCACCTCGGCACATTTCTCGCAGATATATGCCGTGGAGTCCGACGCATACTCTTCTATCCCATGCGTCGCGGGCCGCTGCCCGCAAAACGCGCACATTAGCCGCTCATCCACCGCCTTGCGGATCTTCTCTGATGCTTTCATGGAATACCTCCGAGTTCGTTTCTTTGGGGTGACCTCTTCCTCATCGTCTTGCCACCACGGATCAATGCAATCGGAGCACAGGGGCACCTTCTCGGCATATGACCGGGTATAGTGAGTGAAGCGTGCCATCCCAACTGAAAATGCGACCACAGTCCTCGCAGACAGCCAAAGAGATTTTTGCCATGACTAGCCTCCTTTTCCATCTCTGTATACTTAGAGCCGCCAGAACGGGAGCTCTTGATTCACAATGTTGGCGGGGAGCCAATACTCAGGCGCTCCCGACGCCGGACTCTCTTGGAAGAATACTGCGAGGCTATCATCCTCGATCACAAAGATTGCTTCGCCGTACAGCCGAGCCTCGGCCAGGGAACTGGAGCAAAAAACTACCCCGTTCTCCAGAAGCGTGCCGTCCGTGAACTCCTGGAGTTCGCTGCCGAGGAAGCCCTCGGCCTCTATGCAATCTGCTCGCCATTCCTGCGTCCCGTGGTACAGTTTCATGTCAGCTCCCCTTCGTGTGTGTTCTGTTTGGTGTTGCTGTCTTGCGCATCTATCATGGCGTATAAGCCTACAACTTGTCAAGCAAACTCTTCGTGATTTAATAAGAGTGGTCCATTCTCTAAGGTTCGCATCATCCCACCATATCCCAACTACCCATCAATTTCAGTAGTAGCATATGAAGCGTAGGCACAAACACACGTAACCAGCAACCGTTTTCGGTAACTACCGAAATCCGAGGATTCGATTGCCGAATCACGTTGCGACTATCCAATGGCTGCCTACATGCAAGCGGCTGCATATGCAGTGGGTTGCATATGCATACGACTGCATATAGCTGATACGCGGCTATATATGTAGGTGCTCCAGCAGACGTGGAAGCGCAGGTAACCTGCGCACACGGGAATCACGCATCCTGCAAACGAGCAATCCTGCAAACGAGCAATCCTGCGCACAAGCGCGGACTGCTCCTACCTGCAGCCTATGTTCCTCCCCGTGTCCGCGGTATCCCTGGTTTCCTGTAATTACAATGTAATTACATTGTAGGCACATTGTAATTACATGGGAGCTGATTCAGCGCCATTGTAGCCACGCGAGCGGTATCGGCACTCCTGTTACCCGTCTACTTGACATACCATATATAGTGTTAACTTCACCATAACAAAATGGTATGCTTCGACGCTGGCCGACGTGGTATCCAGCGTCCCGAAAGCGCAGGATACCACTTGACATAGTTTGTTAGGCATTAGGCCACGTACGCCTCGGAAGCAAAATCCCCGAATCCCTGATTTCCGGCAGCCTGGTTTGCGGTTTGCCCGATACTTGCCAAGTTAGCCAGGATGTGGTATAGTGGCGGCATGGAGACAGACACCGTAGTGTGTGGCGAGTGTGCGCTTCTCATGGCGTCGTTACCGGACGACTGCATTGCCTTGACAGTGACTAGTCCGCCGTATGACAACCTGCGCGATTACCAGGGCTATGTGTTTGACTTTGAGGCAATAGCGGCGCAGTTGTGGCGGGTAACGAAACCTGGCGGTGTGGTGGTATGGGTAGTGGGCGATGCTACGGTAGGTGGAAGCGAGACGGGGACTAGTTTCCGGCACGCATTGGGGTTCATGGAGTTGGGGTTTAGGCTGCACGATACGATGATCTATGAGAAGGCGGGGTTTAGATTCCCAGACGCGCGTAGATACAACCCCGTTTTTGAGTACATGTTCGTCTTTAGCAAGGGCGGCCCAAAGACCTTTAATCCGATTGAGGACAAACGCAATGTTTATGCTGGCACAAGTGTCGCGCGGAGAAGCCAGACGAGAAATAAGGACGGATCGCTAACTGAAAACTCTGCCTGGAGACACGATAGGGACAAGCGAGTAAAACTGTACGGGAAACGCAATAACATTTGGCGCGTCTATCAAAAGAGGGTAAGCGGAGGCGTATCGGCACACCCAGCCATCTTCCCCGAGGCGTTAGCCCGTGACCACATCTTGTCGTGGTCGAATCCAGGGGATCTGGTGTTTGATCCGATGTGTGGCTCCGGCACTGTGTTAAAGATGGCTGTTGAGCTAGGCAGGCACTATCTTGGCTTTGACATCTCCGAGAAGTACGTGGAGTTAGCGAGGCGCAGGGTGCGGGGAGCACGTATCCCGTTGCTGGGCCTAGACTAACGTCTGGTTGCCTGTACACAGCACCATAGTATGTAGCAACAAGAGCCTCCACGAGGGGGTTTTGGTGGCTTCTTGCATGGAACAGGCACGCTACCAGAAGCCTTGTGAGCGTTGTCAAGCTATTACTTAGTATGGCGTTTTTTGGGTGTTTACAGGGTGAGCCTAAACCCCGTAAAATTGGTGGTTCACACTACATAAGTATGCGAGAAAGAGACTATCGTAGTACAACTTGCCAAGTTCTGGAAAGTGTGGTACAGTTACCCTAGAGGGCCGTGCTGGCGTGGCAGCGTCAGGGGGATGAAATTCGGGACTGCCAACCGACTGCCAGTGACGTCAATAAATGGCAGACAACGTGTGGTAGCCGTGTGGGGAAAACGGCCACGGCCCTCTAGCACATTTGGAGGTCAGAAATGAAAAGAGTCAGCGACGAAGACCTGCGGTGTCTGGTGAAGGGTATCAGTCTGCCGAGGTGGATGATCCGAGTGGTGAAGGAGAAAGCGAAGCAGGAGGGTGTGTCGTTCAGCGCCTATGTGCGGGAGGCGTTGCGGTTCTTCGTGGATCAGGGAGACTGGAAAGAGGGGGAGACATGGACGGAGGTATAGAAGCAATCCTGGGTGAACTGATCGACATGGTGCAGGCCACGGCTCCGGCGCTGTGGGCCATAGCGCAGAGGCAGGTGCTGGCGCAGCGCGTTAGCTTCACGCTGTGGGCTACGATGTTCTTCTTGGTTGCCGTGACGCTGGCATTGAAAGCGCGTCATAGCGCACAGCTATGGGCGAAAATAAAGGCGGCGGGGGAAGACCGTAATCATCGCTATCATGATTGGAGTCCCCAATGCACCATGTGGTTTGTGGGTTGCGTTGCTGTCATGGCCCTTATAGCAACCTATGTTTTTCTTCACGAGATCATCATATACAGCATCAACCCCGACTACTACGCCATCAAGGTTCTGCTTGGGTTGGTGCAGTAACCGTTTGTTACCGAATCTGTCACACGCAGATATTCCCGTAACCCTAATTTGACAAGGTTTTTGTTCTGTGGTATAATGCGTGTAATCCATATAGTGGAGGTGGATGACCTCGAGTGTCATCGTCGTTTCCAAGTTGGAGGGGCGTCTCTTTCCACGGAGGGAGATGTCCCCAGAAGCCACGACAGAAACCCAATGACCGCACTAGTCACAGCCACAGCAATCGCATCGATACTAGACCCTACGATCATGGCCCACATCGCTGTAGGAGAAGCAGGGGGCTGGGGTATTTGGGGGTCTGAAGAACGCGCCTGGGAGATACAGGAGATGGTCATCTGGGTAGCCAAGAATCAGAGTGTTTGTGCTTGGGCTCCGGAGGACTACGATCCCCGGCTTCAGTTCTACGCCTGGGAGGAAGACATCACTGATGCGGATGTGGAGCGAGCGAGGCAAGTTTTGGAGGCGGAGCAGGATGTGACTAATGGAATGCTTCACGTGATTTCTGAACAAGATCGAATCAAGCTAGGATTTCCAAGGGGTGACATCGTAGAGTGCGGTGTTGCTCCTTTTTGCGTTCACTGGTTCCGCGAGTGGCCGAACAGGCAGTCGAACCAGTCACCCAATCCGGTTGAATAGAGAGGTTCTAATGAGCAACAAGGTTCTTCTCGCCCTGGCAATTGTGGTTATTGTCTTCTTTGTACTTTACAAATGGCGCAGGCCGCGATACTGGTGAGCCGGTGCGCAGTCTTGCTGAACTTGCTTGCATGATGGTCCTTCCTGCTATAATTCTTGTCCTGTGGATCATCTCGCGTCGTGACTGACGCGCATCCTTTGTGCTGACATGAAAGGGGGGCTTGGATGCGCGTTATCACGCATTCCATCACGTATCCGTCGCGCAGTGACATAATCCGCATCACGCCGATAGGGGACATCCACCTCGGCAATGCGCTGTGCGACGAAAAACTGTTAGCCGAAACAGTAGCCCGAATCAAGGCAGACCCGCTGCACTACTGGGGCGGCATGGGGGACTATTGTCTATCCGATGATACAGAGATCCTAACGGATCGTGGCTGGCTTGGAATGAACGATGTAGAACCATCTGACCAAGCAGTTGTCTACGAGCCAGGGACGGGCGTATGCCGGTTTGATCCCATACTGCGGAAATGGACAAACCCAACAACGGCGGGGTTGGTTAGACTAAAGAGTGGGCATATAGATGCGCTCGTAACGAAGAAACATCGTGTACTGATACACCATAACACGGGGGGGCGGTGGCACGAACAGGAGATTGTGGAGGCAAAAGACTTACTCAAGAACAAAACCAAACATATCTGGCGGTTGCCCGTTGCAGCCAAAGGGTGGGAGGGTACGGATAAGGGCATTTCAGAAGATTGGTTCACACTCAAGGGCTGGATTGACACAGAAGGATGGCTTGAGCGCAGAGGCAACCACGAACGCGTTGCGATAGGGCAGTCAGAAACAGCTAACCCTAAGTACGTTGCGGCGATTGAGGCGCTCTTTGATCGCCTATGTTTTGCCCCTTGGCGATACCGCAAGCCAGATGGCCTTGTGTTCTGGCGATTTCGGGGAGCAGATACCCAGCGCATTCACGATATAATAGGACGCAAGGGCCAGCGAATGGATTGGATGATGAACTCTCCCATCTCGCACTTGCGTGCCTATTTCAAGGCATTGATGGACGGGGATGGCGCATGGTCTAGGAACTGCTTCTCACAAAAAGACGCCGCGCTAGTAAATGTCTTCCAAGAATTATGCTTCAAGCTAGGGTATCGCGTGAAGATCAGCCGCGCTGGGAACCCAAAACGATGGTACTGCCATTTCGGTGAGCGTCGCGGCACACATTCACTACTGCGGGAGGTCAAGGAGGAGACGGGTAGCGGAATGACTTGGTGTGTCTCTACACCCACCGGCACGATTGTCACCAGGCGCAACCATAAGATAGTCGTGCTTGGCAATTGTGACTTCATCAATCGCAGCGACAAACGACACCGAGCGAGCCACACGGCCCCCTGGTTACACGGTGTTGACGACCTGTCCTCGGCACAGATAGATAAGGTCGTTAAGATTCTAGACCCTATAAAGGACAAGTGCCTGTGGCTGGTACGTGGCAATCACGAAGACCTGGTACACAAGAAATACGAGCACGATGTCTACGCCGAGATCTGCCGGAAGCTAGGAGCCCGCGAAAAGAATCCGCTAGAACTTGGTTATCGCGGGTTCGTGCGGCTGCGAATGCGCAGGAACAAGGGGAACACGTTCACGGTAGTCATCTATATCCATCATGGCTACGGCGGTGGCAGGATGGAGGGCGCTAAGGCGCTGAAGCTGGGCAGGTTGCCCAAGACTTATGATGCTGATATCTACCTGTATGGGCACGCGCACGTTAGGCTGGCCCAGGCAGCGCATAGGGTGAGTCCCGCTAAAACGGCTGACAGGCTGGTAGGCCGTGACCTCTGGGAACTGGTGACAGGTTCGTTTCTGCGCTCCTACGACGCGAAGGGGAAGCTGGAAGTGTACTCGGAGGAGAAGGACTTCCCGCCTACAGCACTAGGAGTGCCAGAGATTCAGATCACGCCAGACAAGAAACGGATCAAGGTGCTGGCATAGGAGGGCTGGCATGCCTAAGTTTCGCAAGAAACCCGTAGTCGTCGAGGCCGAGCAGTGGTTCCCCGGCAAAGAAGTCGAAGGAGTCGTAGAAAGAGCTAAGGGGGCTTACGGCTACATGGTAGCGTCAACGGGCAAACACATCGTCAACGCAGGGGACTGGGTGATTACACGCGAAGAATACCGGTGTCCATGCAGCGCCTTGATGTTCAAGGCCAAGTACGAACCCATTGAGGAGGACTAACATGCCAATTCTTGCAAGATCAGACGGAGTGTCCAGAACGTTTGCAGTGCGCGCCAGCCAACCAGATGACGGCTGGCAGGATGCGCTCACGAAACTGTTTCCCGTGGAGGTGTTCACCGCATATCTGGCAGCGGTTGCCATTATCTCTGGTGTCGATCCATCGCCGGTGAGAGATACCGTGGCCTGGGTGGTATTTGGCGCTGGGGTCTTGGCTACGGTAGTCTACATGGTAGCTACTTGGGATCCCGACCCCGTGGTGAGACGGGAGGAACTCAAGTACGCCTGGCCGCAGTTGACGCTTGCCATCTTTGCTTTTGCAACCTGGGCGTTCAGTATCGGCGGGGTTTTTGATACGTTCCCCTGGTACGAGCAGTGGATCGGTGGAGTGACGTTGATCATCGGGGCTTTGCTACTCACAGGGTTGAACAAGCTGATCGGGACGTTCGCAGAGTGACTTTAGTTACGTTGCCACCGGTGCGCCCGCTCCAGCCAAGCCAGTGTGAGCATGGCCTGGGCTTTATGGTTCAGATGCGCTACTGGCTTCAGGACATACGTGACCGTTGGCAAATGCGCCGCGGCAAGATCATTGATGAGCGCTGTAGACATTGTTGGGTTGTCTTGAAACGGTTCAGTAAGCCAGTGTACACGGAGGTTTTCTTGGAGGCCCCTGGTGAGCCACTGTGTAAACACGCCTGGAAGCAATGTGCGTTCTGTGGTAGCATAACCTGTGACAGTTACCTGTATAAGCGCTATCCGTCTGACCCAGGTTTTTCGTGGGTCAGTTATAACCATGTCTTTGGAATCTGCTAAGAAAGCTGTGATCGAGGCCGAAGTCACCGTACCCACGTGGTCTGATACGGTTCTGATCCAGGACGGCGATAACCGTGTCTGGCTCTCGCAGTGGCTCGCTAAACAGTTCAAGGCACGCATGGTAGGTAGCGAGATTGTCTACGGCAAGATGCGGATTACGGTTCAACAGATTGAGTAGAATGCACGGACGTGCATTGTGAAATGAGTAACAAACTGCGCCTGGAATATGTCCCGCTAAGCACCGCCGTCAAGTGGGATTGGGTAGACAACGCCAAATTGCACGACACGGGCGGCATCATCCAGTCCATCCAGGAGTATGGGTTCAGGTCGCCACCTGAAGTAGACGCAACTCTAGGGCCTGCGTTTTCCCAGGGCAACGGCCGCGTGAAAGCGTTAGCCCTGATGCAACTAGATGGCCGTTACGAAAGACCTAAGTACATCGGGGTAACCGAAGACGGCGAGTGGGCCGTTCCGGTTCTCTTCGGCGCTGATAGCAAGAGTCTCGCCGCTGCAAAAGCCTATGCCATCGACTGCAATTCACTAGTGGTAACTGGCGGGGATTCTGACCTCTGGGACATCATGGCTCTCTACGACAGGGAGCAATTGGCCGAGATCACCGCTTCCCTGGGAGACCAGGGGCTCGTGACACTAGACGACGACTGCCTGGCGTTTCTTCAAGACGATGACGAGGAGGAAATAGACCCCAAGAGGCAGGAGAAGTGGACGTTCAAGGTTCACTTCGATGCGGAGCGAGAGTTGTTGGACGAATTACTAGGGCTCATGGGGCCGTACTTCATGCCTCGGTCACGCAGGAACCTGATGCCCGAGTTCTTTGTAGCGATGGTGCGGAAGTATTGTGCGGATAGGCCGGTTGTTGTGACATGACCGACAAAGAGTTCTGGGGGCGCATCCGGCAGGCCATCCTAGCCGCATTGGACGCAATCGAGAAGCGCTGGGGTTTCTCACCGACAACTGCGGAGATCAGGAAACAGGAACGAGAACGACGAAGACAAGACAAATAGTAAACTGGCAGCCGAGAAATCGAGCGCCGCTAACCCTAACGGGTGGCGGCGCTTTTGTTTCTTACCGCAACACCAGTTTGTTACCAGAATAGTAACGGAGAGTGACATGCTCAAACCGTTGATTGATCCGAAGTGCGAAGCGTTGGGGCTCACCGTGAGCGAGCCCATAGAAACCGATGGCCTGCATTGGGAACTAAGTCACCTGTGGCTGACAGAAAACGGCAACTGGGATTCTGTGCCCGACTTCGCCAGGGACTTCCAAACCGACCATCTCGGCGGCGACCATCACGTCTACGTACTCGGTTACAGGCTGGACATGCACCGCGCTGAGGAAGAGAGGCTGTTCGTCCTTGGCTGGCCCGATGGACACCATATCTTCTCGCCAAAGAGAGAACATGAATGGTGGGGGAACGCTATCATAAATGCGGGTTTCAACTGGCAGAAGACACCTGGCCCGTACTACGCCCAGATGAACGCTATCAACACGTCTGTCGTCTACGGTATCGGCCTGCCCTACCCGCCCCCGCCATGGAAGCACATGGGCGCGAGACACCATTGGGACGGCGAGACGATGACCGGTGACATCCCTGTCATCGTATCGGCTTCGGGCGAAGATACTGGCGCAAGCGTCATGGGCGGCCTGCACACTAGCTTCTTCCTGGTGTTCCAGGAGGTCGAAGGATATATTCCTGAGCCAGAACCGCCGATACAAGAACAGTTCCTGCGGGTATTGGACAAAGCCGAGGCCGCTGCCGACCAGTTGGTAGGCCAGAACGAACAGGCCGCGGCAGGCAAGATATACCTGGGGATTGCCGAGTTGCTCTCCTGGCAGTAACATGGCAAAGCGACGGCTGTCGGAGAATCCGCCCGATGTCCATAACAACAACAGCATCACGGCCCCCAGGCGGCTGAAGGCGACAGAGCGCAGGCAATTCGTAGTCGCACTCAGGACGGCAGGGGCTACGTTGCAGCAGTGTGCCAAGCAAGCGGTTGAGAAGTTTGGGGAAGAACAACTTCCCAAGAACTACAACAGGCAGGCCGTCTGGCTAGACATCAAGAGGGCTCAGAAGCACGCCTACAAGAGCATGGGGGAAGACCTCAAGACTTTCCGCATGATCCAGGTTGACCGTTACGAAGCTGTAATTAGGGCGCATTGGCTCAGGGCAATGGCTGGTGACAAAGGGTCTACGGATCGCGTCTTGAAAGCCATGAAAGACGAAAACGCGCTACTGGGCTTGAATGCTCCAGCGAAAGTAGACATGAGGGTATTGCAAATTGACGCTCGCATCGAACAGCTCATGGAAACAGTGGCCTCTGGACGACAAGCTGAAGCTCCTAAAGCGCTTGGAAGCGGAGGCGACCAAGAGGAAGACTCCATCGTGGAGGGAACCGCACGACGTCTGTGATTGGCTGGAAAAGCATTTTTACATCGAAGACCCAAGAGACATAGAGACGGGGGTTTTGCTACCGCCAGGGCCGATCCGGCTGTTCCCGCACCAGAAGCGTATCCTGCGGGCGATGGTGGAGAAAGATGAACACGGTTTGTTTCGGTGGACGACACTGGTGTACTCTGCTGTTAAGAAATGTCTCGCGCCTGAGACGAGGGTGCTAACAACCAGCCTGGATTGGGTTCCTGTTGGCTCTCTCAAAGTAGGCGATAAATTGTTAGGTTTTGATGAAAACCCTGTGTGCCCCGCCTACCGCAAAGGAAGGGTTCGCGGCGGAACTGGACGAAGATATAGAGTAGCGACTGTATTGGATACTGGACTTGCGCCGATGTTGGCGCGGCGAATCTATCTCGCTGATGGCACAGTGATAACAGCCTCGCATGACCACAAGTGGCTGACCAGGCAAAAGGGGGGAAAGGGCCTAAGGTGGCGCAAGACGAGCGGTTTAAAGCCAGGGGGCTGGCTCTCTCGTTACCTGCCAGTTTGGGATATGCCACACGGGTACGATGACGGATATATAGCTGGTTGTTTGGACGGGGAGGGGCATATCCGGCCTGACTGCCGCGAGATTGGCATGGGGCAGAAAGAGAATGAATTGCTTGCCGAGTTCAAACGCATCTTGGTTGACCACGACATTAAGTTTAGCGAGTATCACCAAGAGACGTATGGTGGTGACTATGCAGGGCATTCAATTCAGAAGATTGCAATCTTAGGAGGAAGGCCCTGGAATCTTTACATGCTAGGCCATTTCAAGCCCAAGAGACTATTGGGCAAAATCCTGCCCCAATTAGACGGTGGGATTGGTCAAATCTGGCGGATGGGTGATGTAGAAATCGTTGCCATTGAGGAAACGGCGGCAGAGCTGGTCACGTTACAAACGAGCACGGAAACGTACTTTGCAGAAGGCTTTGCGGCGCACAATAGCGGAAAGACTCGCATCGCCGCTGGCATTGTCGCCTGGATGGCTGCACAGTATGGCCCTTACGCAGAATGTTATGTCATGGCAAATGACGGCAAGCAATCCGACGACCGATTGCTTTCAGCGATCCGCAAAACCGTTACGTTTAACAAAGTACTAAATTGGCACATTAGCAAACGCAGGGTATCGTTGCCTGATGGTAGCTTTGTCGAGGCAATTCCTGTAGACCCTACCGGTGAAAGTGGGGCAAACCCGACGGCCACTGCCTGGAGTGAAATGTGGGGATACGGGCTTGCGCATAAAGAGCGCTTCTGGGCCACGATGACTGTTAGCCCTGCCAAGTTTGGGCGCAGTCTGCGCATCGTGGAAAGCTATGCTGGCTATTCAGGGGAGAGTCCAACACTAGAGCGCCTCTACGAACAAGGTGTTACACTAGGCAAGAAACACCCAGACTTTCCCGACCTGCCCGTTTATGTCAACGAGCCAGCGGGATTGATCTGCTACTGGGATACGATCCCCAGGATGCCGTGGCAGGATCGGCGATACTACGCCCAAGAGGCCCGGATGCTGCCGCACAACGAGTTCCTGCGGCTGCACAAGAACCAGTGGGTGCGCTCTGAGTTTGCTGCTATTCCGGTACAATGGTGGACGGCTCTCAAAGAAGACCTGCCGCCGTTGAAACCGAAAGAACCGATCATCATCGGCGCGGATGCGGCGGTATCGGGAGCGTGTTTCGGGATAGTCGCTGTGACCCGACATCCCGATCCCGCGCGACGAGACACCGACGTAGCAGTCAGATACGCGAGGGCCTGGGCTCCACCGAAGGGTGGTAAAATAGACTACGGCGCTAAAGATGGCCCGGAAGCGGAGATCCGAAGACTAGCCAAAGAGTACAAGGTTCTTGAAGTCTCTTACGACCAGTACCAGTTGCACCGCACCGCAACGCAATTCAACAAAGAGCGCGTCTGCTTCTGGAAGCCATTCGGACAGCAACAGGACAGGTTGATTTCAGACAACCAGATGTTCCAGATGATCAAGGGCGGCCACGTGGCCCATAGCGGGGATGCCGACCTCCAGGATCACGTGGTCAAAGCGAACGCCAAGACGAGCACCGACGAAGACACGAAGCTGAGGTTTGTGCAGAGAGACGACAGATCACCGATAGACTTACTGGTTGCTTTGAGCATGGCGGCCAAGCGATGTTTGGATTTGAGAATGTGACGGGAGGATTACGATGAGGAACGACGAGAGAAACAAAGAAATGCCCAAAATGGCGGGCGATGAGATGGCTGGCGAAGGGCTTCTCACCAGGGCGCTTTCGCCACAGTGGTCAGGCCATACAGAAGTACACACGTTAGCGACAGGAAACCCTGCAATCGGGCGTTCGCAAGGGGGAATGCCGTTCTATGTGTGGGAAGAGGACGGCTTGCTGTACTGGCGCAAGGGCCGGTTCGGGCAGGGCGGTTGGACTCCGCGCGCTTACCTGGCGGCGGGCAGCGAACCATGCCTCGTGGGCGTACCGAGCGGGAAAGTCCATTGTGTCTTTTCCAGCGAATTCGGAGGGGTGCGCAACATCTACCACGTGGTGTACGCTAACAGTCAGTGGTCGCTGCCACGCAACGTCTCGCACACCTCCGGCGAGAGCCGCAATCCTAGGATAGCGGCTGACGGCAACACGTTGTTTGTTGTGTGGGATGACGACGTGTCAGGCCCCCGTGTCGTCTACTGGGCGGAACAGGACAGTGACTACTGGGCCTCCGGCCCAATCCCCAGCGCACGCGGCGAAAAACCAGACGTAGCGTACCGGGCCGGCGTCGTTCACGTCGCCTGGCAGGACGATTCGCCAGAGGTCATCTACTACTCGCGGAGACTCGATGGTTCCTGGAGCCTTCCTGAGAACATCAGCTCGTATGCAGCGGCGTACAACACTGACGTGCGCCTCGCGGTGGACGAGAACGACAAAGTGCATATCGTGTACGGTCAGTACCACCCCGTTGGGGGAGATGGTTGGTACATCTATTATGTCTGTGGGCAGGTGGGCAACTGGTCGCCGCCAAGGATGGTGAACTGGTACGACCACTACAACACTTTCCCCGACATCGAGATCGCCGGGGACTGGGTGTTGGTCGTCTGGCGTCACAGGGTGACCATCGCAGAGAACCCAAGCTGGATCATGGCCCGGAAGAAGACGGTCACGTCAGAATACTGGCGCTGGTATCCGACTGAACAGGCCACGGCAGGCGGAGTAATTGAAGCTGCGCCGGATCTGGCCGTTGAACCGGGCGGGAAGGCGTATCTCATCTACACGCGTGGCAGCGCGGCCTACGCCGCGCAACGGACGAACGCTTATCCGTAGTTGGCGGGAGGATTGCAATGGGTGAAATACTAAAAGCCAGGCAACGCAGCAATACATTGTCGCGCGCTTTGGAGTGCGATGACAACGCGGCGCTCTACGTAGTCGGCGGCGGCGCGGGCATGGCCGTGACGATTGCCGACGGCGCGGATGTTGCTTTAGGCGCGACTACGGATGCTGAATCCGCGGCAGGTAACGGCACGGTCGTCGCTATCTTGAAACGGCTACGGACGCTGCTCAACGGCGGACTGCCAGCCGCTTTGGGCCAAGGAACGATGGCACAGAGCCTCCCTGTTGTCGTTGCTAGTGACCAATCGTCTCTCACTGTTGACCAGGCAACACACGATCTCCTAAACTGCAACGCCAACATCCAGGTGGGCGATGCGGATGTAGGCGTGGCAAATCCTGTGCCCATAGAAGCCGCGCCGATCACGACGCCGACGCATACCGCGGTCAACGTGACGGTAGCAAGCGGAGCGGTACTGGCTGCAAATGCTAACCGACTGTACGCGCTATTGGTCAACGACAGCGACACGGTGATCTACATCAAGCTGGGCGCGGCTGCGGTTGTCAACCAGGGCATCCGTATCAATGCCGCCGGTGGCAACTACGAGATAAGCTCTGCGTTTGGCAATCTTTACACGGGAGCTATCTACGGCATCCATGGGGGAGCAGGGAACAAGGCGCTGCTAATGACAGAAGGAGTGTAGACATGCCATTGAGAAACCCGCTATGCATATTAGACGAAGACGACATGGCGTCCGATAGCGACATCTGTGTTCCCACGCAGCAGAGCGTCAAAGCCTACGTGGATGAGCGAAACTACTTCGGCATAGCCTGGAACGAGTCCACTGACGCTTACGAACGTCGCGGGGAACTCGCGGGCGTGGCAGCAGGAAGCTCGCCTGGGGACTCCGCGTTGCCTATCCAAGCGGCTATGCGACGGTGTGTCATCAGTGACGCGGGGGTAGTGCAGTACTATCTAGACCCTACTGACTCCACCAAGAAACTGAGCGGCGAGGCTTCAGTTCTCACGGGCGCAGACGGCCAGGTGATGGTAGAGATACCGAAGTTCTACTATCGCTACAGCTACGCATCGAACGTCCACAAGTGGGACATCTCGTTCCTGCCACTGGCTGGATTTGACGTACACCCAGCCTTCATCAAGAACGGCGTGGAGGTTGACTATCGTTACATCGGTGCATACGAGGGCGTGCTTTACGACAACTCTGAGTCTGTATACACTTCTGACTACAACCAGGTAGCGGCACACGCTGCCACGTTTGCTGTACCCGCCAACACCATCACAGCGGGGGCGGGGACACCGTATGCCCTGTTGCAAGCTGGCGATGTAATCGTAGTTACAGGAACGCCCAGCAACAACGGGACTTATGTAATCTCAACGGTGGTGGGTGGGAACGTCATCACGACTGTGGGGGCATTGGTGGCAGGCGAAGCTGCGCCGAACACAGTTATCACTGCACCAGCAGTAGATACGGCTAACGACAAGTTGTCAAGCGTCAGCGGCAAGAAAGCAGTCACCGGCATCACGAGAGCCAACTTCCGGTTGATTGCAGCCAAGCGGGGCACGGGCTGGCGGCAGTTCGATTTCTATCTAGCATCAGCAATCCAGTTGCTATATCTCGTAGAATACGCAGACTTCTACTCGCAGAGCATGATTGGCAATGGGCTGACAGATTGGGCCAGCGGAACGTGGAACACGCACAATGCCTATCATGCCATCAACAACGGCGGGCTAAGTAATGGTGACGGCAATGTGACTGCTAATGTTTCCAACGGCGATGGTGTTGTGGGTTCATACATGAGTTACCGCGGTATCGAGAACTGGTATGGGCATGTCTGGAAGTTTGTAGACGGGTTCAATGTCAATAACTATGACGACAATGCGGGGACGGCATACAGTCGTGTGTGGGCTTCGAATACCGATACCGACTTTACGGATGATACCGCCGCGAACTACACGCAGGTTGGCGATGTTTGTGAAACTGATGGATACCAGAACACGCTAGTCCAAGTGGCGAGTGCTTTCTTGCCGTTGACGGTGGGCGCTGGTAGCACGACCAAGATTACGGATTACTATTGGGCTTACTTTGATGATCTCTCTGCGCCGTTTGATGAATGGCGCGTGGCTCTTGCGGGCGCGGCCGCGTCCTACGGTGCGGGTGCCGGGGGCTGGGCGCTGCTTCTTCATCTTGCGTCGGGTAATGCCTCTGCGGATCTTGGCTCTCGGGCCTGCTTTTGAGTTTTTCAAGTTTTAGGGTTTTCCATATCAATCAGGCCAGTTAGCGCGTAGCTCATGCAGGCACGAACACGAACAACAGTGCGAATGCCAGGGGCTAGGCACTGAATCTTAATAATGCGTCAGGTAATACCAATGCGAATATTGGCACTCAGGCTAGCTTATTTCGAATGACAAACAAATACGAGATATGGAAAACCTTGCCTCTCGGCAAAACACAAGGCAATGCCCCATTGGTGTTGGTAGGGCCGAAGGGTCTCGAAGGCTCCGGGGTGAAATAAGCAGATGAAACGCTACGGCGATCTGTACGCCAAGATTTGGGACATGGAGAATATCCGCGAGGCACACCACAATGCACAGCGCGGCAAGAGGCATTACCGCGAAGTACAAATGGTAAACGCCAATGAGGAGAAATATCTATCACAAATCCAGGCAATGTTGCGTGACAAGACATTCCACACTTCCGAATATGAGGTCTTCACCAAATCAGACAGTGGCAAAGAACGCGAGATTTCTAAACTGCCGTACTTCCCAGACAGAATCGTGCACCACTGCGCCATGCAGGTACTTGAGCCAATCTGGATGAAGACACTCATTACCGATACTTATGCTGCACTGAAAGGACGGGGCATTCATAGGGGTGTCAAAAGGGTAAAGCTGGCATTGCGCGACAGAGAAAACACGCAGTATTGTCTCAAGTTTGATATACGCAAGTTCTATCCGTCCGTTGACCATGACGTCTTGAAGTCCATAATCCGCCGGAAGATCAAAGACCCAGGTGTATTGTGGCTCTTGGATGAAATCATAGACTCCGCTGATGGTATTCCAATTGGGAATTATCTCAGCCAGTATTTTGGCAACTTGTACTTGGCGTATTTTGACCATTGGATGAAAGAAGAGAAGCGTTGCAGATACTACTTCCGCTATTGTGACGACATCGTAGTGTTGCATAGTAGCAAGAAGTTCCTGCATGGGCTGTTCAGAGAAGCACAAGAATATCTATCTACCAATCTGAAACTGTGCATCAAATCCAACCATCAGATATTCCCAGTAGACAAGCGCGGTATTGATTTTCTTGGCTATCGGTTCTTCCATGACTACGTACTCCTGCGAAAGAATATTGCACAGAGATTTAAAGAAAAGGTGCGCCACATTCGACGCGAGTGGTGGAACATGCGGCCAAGCCAAGTCGTAAACAGCATCATGAGTTATTGGGGCTGGATGAGGCACGGGAACTGTCTTAATCTTGCCAAGAGACATATTGACGGGGAAATCCAACGGATCATAGCAGAAACGTGTAAGGCAAGCGGAACGAGAAATCCATTAAGGAGACTTAAATGGCTCAAGGCGACACCTATCCAGAAACCACAGTAAAATCGCGCGGCAAGACGCTATATAGGTACAACATCCGTGAAGTTGAAGTTACCAACGAACCCAATGGCAAGCCCCGAACGGCCTACGAGTATGATGAAGTTGCCATCGCGGGCAAAGTCACCAAAGCCAAGATCGTCGCTGCCATGCGTACCGCCGAGGCCGAGCAGGACACCAGTGACATTGGCGAGGCTGCGGCGCAGTATCGGGGCGCCAAGGGCGCGATCAAGCTGTCGAACCTGTCCGAGTTTACCTATGACGAACTCGATACCTATATCCAGATTCATGTGACTGACATGGCGTCAGCCAGGGGCTTTCTGAAGAAACTCGCGAAGGTTGTGTTAGCGATACTAAAGAGCTAAGGTCATGCCGCAAATGCAGTTGCAAATCAGAGACGAGATGCGCGCCAGCGTGCGCCAGTTCCCCAGGCATCAGCCGATCATCTTCCGCGTTGCTATGACGGCGGATGGAGTTCCGGCCTGGTGGGGCAAAGACCGCGACGCTTACCTGCGCCTTTTCTGGCAGCAGGAGAGTTTCCTGGCAAGCACGGTCTACGCGCTATGTGCCCGTAACGCAGGCTTCCAATGGGTCGTCGAGGGGCCAGAAGCCGAGAGCTTGCAAGCCACAAGAACCCTGCGCAACGTAGAGTTTGGTCAGGGCTGGCAGCAACTGATGCTTCAGTTCTCAGAGGACTTGTTAGTCAGTGACAACGGGGGATTTATCGAGATTATCCGGCCAGCACGGGCTAGAATCAACGGCAAGAGCTATCCGGCCATCGCCAAGAGGCACAAAAGCGGCGACATAGACTGGTTTGCTATCATCAGCCGCATGGGCCACGTGAAGCAGGTAGAACCGGAGGACGTCAGCGACTCGCCCTACGACCTACCGGTTAGCTTGGCTCACCTAGATTCTGCAAAAGTCACGCGCACCGGAGACCCCGACACCCCTGTGATCTACACAGATCGCAACGGAGGCGAGCATGAGTTGAAGTCATGGCAGGTGATGAGCATGACTGACATGCCGTCACCCATTGAGGAGATGCACGGGGTGGGCTTTTGCTTCGTCAGTCGCGTTCTCAGAAACGCCCAAACCGTGAGAGACTGGACTATCTTCCGGCAAGAGAAAATCAGTGGCCGGTTTGCCAGAGCGGTTCACCTCACCAACGTAGATTCTGACTGGATTTCTGATGCTATTGCCCAGGCTCAAGCCAAAGCAGACGAACGGGGGCTTCTAGTCTACTCTCAGCCCATCATCACCAATACACTTGACCCTAGTTCCAGGCCGTATCTTGTAACTATTCCGCTGGCTGAGTTGCCAGACGGGTTCACCGAAGACGAGACCATGCGCTGGTACATCGGGCTTCTGGCATTGGCGGCAGGGGAGCATTACAGCTTCCTCGCCCCCATGCCTGGTAGACGATTGGGATCAGCCAGAGAAGTCGAGGTGCAGGAACGACAGGCGCGAGGCAAATCGTCTCGGCTGTTCATGGATCAGTTGGCTACCCAAATCAACAACGCCGGTATCTTGCCGGAGGGATGTGTATTCGTCTTCCGAGAAAAGGACACCGAAGAACAAGCGGCACACGAGCAAGCCGAACGCAGGCGGGCCGAGACCCGCAAGATGCGCATCGAGAGCGGCGAGATAACACCAGCGATTGCCAGGCAGATTGCCAAAGACCAGGGCGACTTGAAAGACGAATACCTGCAACAACTAGGCGAGGAGGATATTACACCGGATGAAGGCGAACCATTGGAGAGCGTAGATGGGGTGGAGGAGAAACAGGAAGAACCCCTGGATATTTCCAAAGACGACGTGGCGCGAGCTATCGGCAAGTGGAATGACCGTATGTCGGAGGCCGAGGGTCTTCTACAAGCGTCCGAGGCGGAAAAAACCGCGGGAGGACTAGATGCCGAGTAAAATCGAACTTCCCTATGGTTTGGGAGCGCGCTACAAAGACGACGACCGCGACTGGCGCTACAGGCGCGGAGCTTTGGTACGCAGCGGCACGCACAGGCCACCAGTGGTAGACAACCGTCACCTGTTCATCAGGATACCCGTGTGGAATCAAGGGAAAGAGGGTGCTTGCACTGGAATGGCGATGGCTGGAGCACTGAGCGAGATTTACGGCCAAGAACTCAGTCCCCGTTTCATGTTCGAGGCGGCCAAAGAGCACGACGAGTGGCCTGGTGAGGACTACGACGGGTCTTCGGTGCGAGGTGCAGCCAAAGCCGCGGCCTCTGTAGGCTGTTGTCTGCACAACTTGTGGCCGTTCGCGCCCTTCCAGACAGGGGGGAAAGACCCGAATGCTAACACTGATGCCAAGCTGCATGTGCTTACCAGCTACGAGCGACTAGGTTCGCTCAGGGAGATACTACATGCCATCTGGGACATGGGATACGTGGTAGCGACGGTTGACGTGCACACAGGGTGGATCAGGCCAACGAGGAAGCACAGGATACGCTATCATCCCAGGTACATCAGCCGTGGACTTCACGCAGTCTTGTTCTGTGGCTACGACGAGAAGACCGGCTACTTGTTGCTTCGCAATTCTTGGCGGGACGACTGGGGCGATGCGGGGTATGCCTGGTTGAAGTTCGATGACTGGATGGCAAACGGCCAGGATGCGTGGATGGTTGTCAATGAGGCATACTAATGGACTGGACTTGGCAACCAACAACTCAGTCTTACCGCGATAACGAAACTGGCCGCGTCATTACATCGGACCAAGTACGAGAATGGGTACTGGAATCCATCCGCAAATCAGGCGATGCGGTAACGGAACTGGCCCGATTGCTCGCTGAGGGGAAACTCAGCCTGGACGACTGGCGCAGGCTGATGCGCGATGAAATCAAAGACGAATACGTGGCGCTGTTTCTGTTGGGGCTTGGAGGGTTGGCTTTACTGAGGGCTGAGGACATCTTGTTGCTGGCTGAGTTGCTGAGGGAACAGTTCGCTTACCTGGATCGCTTTGTTGTAGAGATAGGCGAACTCAGTGAGGCCCAGATAAATGCCAGGGCACGAAGCTACACCAAGACAGCAGAATCAGCGTTTTGGCGGGGAGGGCTGAGAGCGGCAGTCGCAGCGGGTATGGAAAGAGTGAAATGGACTCTCACGCCCGCGGAGCATTGCGAAGACTGTATCGCTTTTGCCGACATGGGCTGGCAGAGAATAGACGATAACCCTTACCACGGGGCTACACCGAAATCAGGGGCAACTAGATGCCTGTTCAATTGCGCCTGCGTGCTTCTATTCCGGTAGCTGAGGTTATGTAACGCTAGAATGCACGGATGTGCATTAAGGGGGAGATTAAATCGTGTGGGAAGTCGCTGTAATCCTAGCCGTGATTTTGTTCATCAGCTCATTCTGTCTTGTGGTTATAGGTTTAACTAATTAATCCCCCGCCATTCCAAAGTGAATAGCGGGCTAATAAACGCCTGGGGATTGCTGTGTCAATCCCCAGTACCGGCAATCGCAGCCCCCGTCTGTGAGACAGCGGCGCTTGCTGTAGACCCCAGGGATAGCATCTCTGGCCTGACGCCCGCCAACGGGGGGCGGTGACGTTTCTTGTGAGACGTACATTGGGGGCGTAAATGGCGGAAGATGAATTGCACCGAGAGCCAGAATACTTAGAGCTTTCTCCAGAAGCCTGGGCCAGAATAAGGGCTAAGATGGTTGAGCTGCTTCGGCGCAAGTCCATCCTGCCAAAGCCTGTCTACGATGATGAGTATTTTGAAGCCATGAGACCTGAAAACTGGCGGTAAAAGAATTATGACAGAGCTCATCCAACTACCAGTAGGCACAGACCACCGTGGCCTGCACCTGAAGCCGCCGCACGGCGAACTGATAGCAGACGGCTACAAGACGCAGATCGCCAAGGCGAAGCCGTTTGACCTGTCAGGCCCGTGGATACTGATTTCGGGTGGCAAGGCATGGGGCACGATGGAAGTCGGGTTGCCTGAACCGATTGACGTCGAGGGGTTTGACAAGGCGTTTGGGGAACACCGCGTTTCCGTTACGGAAAGAAAGAAGTGGTGGACTGGCAAAGAGACATTGTATCTGTCAGAGATCACAGCGTTCGAGCCGTTCAAGAAGACTCTGGACATCCAGGTCATCCCTGGGATGCAGACTGTTATTGAGACTGTGGAGTTCATAACTGCTGAACCAGACCTGTTGGAACACTGCGAACAGGTACGGTTGGTGATTGGGAGCACGGAAAAAGAGACAACCGGGGATACAACCTGGATTGAGGCCGAAGAAAAAGCGGAGGCGAACATGGAAACAGAGGAAAAGGCCGCTGGGACAGAAGGCGCTGAGGGAGCACCAACGGCGGAGGCAATTGAGATAGGTTCCAAGCCATACGACCCAAAAGACCCACCCGCTAAGGTGCGGGGAATGCCGGAGAAGGCCCAGCGCATCTGGGTTCACGCCTACAACAGCGCTCTTGAGAAGTATCCCGACGACGAAGCGCGTTGCCACAAGATCGCCTACGGCGCTGTGAAAAACGCGGGCTACTACCAGGACAAAGACGGTGCTTGGCACGCCCCGAAGGAGAAAAAGGAGATGGATGAGGGCCAGAAAGAACTGGGTGAGGGCCAGGGGGTTGACGGCCCGCGGCAGGGAGTCGGAGGTGCAGAAGTTTGTCGCTGCCCCTCTTGCGGTTACGAGATGGAACACGAGCGGGGCACGCCATGTGCTGAGATCAAGTGCCCCAAGTGTGGCGCGGCCATGCAGGGTCAGCCACAAGAATCCAAAGCGACTTGGGATACTGCCTATGTCAACTCTTTGGGCGACGGATGCTTCCTCCACATTGAAGCTGGGGGCGACAAGGATGAAACTGGGCGCACGAAGCCTAGATCACTGCGCCACCTGCCCTACAAAAACCAGGCCAACGAGATAGATTTGCCGCATCTCCGAAATGCCATCTCGCGCCTCGGTCAACCGAAGACCGGCAAGGGCTGGCTGACTGAAGACCTACGCAAGCGCTTGTTGGCTAAAGCCCGCGGCATCCTAGCGAAGCAGAACAAGACAGATTCAAAGAATGTCTTGGTGTGGCTCAAAGAGAAGTTCGATGGCATCCTTGACGGCCTCCGTGAGCCACCCGAATTGGGCATGACGTTCAAAGCAATAGATGGCCGTACCTGGCTTTTGACCTGGACGACCAACGCTTTCCAGGACAGGGAGGAAGAAACTTTCCGTACCAAGGCCATCGAGGACTACGTAGCCCGTCACGCTGATGACGAAACCAAAGGGGAGTTCTGGTTCTGGCATCTCCCTGGAGCGAAGATGGCCCAGATAGAATGGCAAGCAGTCGTAGGGCGTTTCTTGGTGGAAGCAGGGCCGTTCGATGACACGCCGACCGGTCGCAAGATGGCTGAGTTCTTCAGCCAGCACCCACACGACCATCCCGAAATCGCACCTGAAGGATGGGGGACGTCGCACGGCTTCAAGTATGTCGACGCAGATCGCGCCGACAAGATTTACGATTGGTTTGACAAGTTCGAGACAACGGTACTTCCCAAGTCTGCGGCCTCAAACCAGCACAGTCCAAAGATGGAGGTATTACCGATGAACCAACAGCAGAAAGACGCTCTAACCGCCATCGCTGGTGATGAGTTTGTGAACATGGTCATCAAGACTGGCGAGGAGCGGACGAAGGAGCTAGAGGAACGGGGCATCGCTTTCAAGGAGACCGAGGAAGTCGCCGAGGAAGTGGAAACCGAAGAGGTGGCCGAAGTCAAAGAGGCCGAAGAGGCCACAGAGACTGAAGAGGTCGAGGAAACCGAAGTCAAAGAGACTGACTCCCAGATGACTGCGCTGGCACAACAGATCGTTGCTGGCTTGAACCTTGGGACGATGACCGAGGCGATCAAGTCCATTCAGGACACGGTGAAGGCTATCGCTGGCAGCCAGGTAGAGCAGGACAAGCGGCTCAAGGCACTAGAGGACATCGGTGGCGAACAATCAGCTCCACTGATCCCATTGCCCCGCGCCACCTACTGGCAGGCTAGTCGAGTGGCCCAGACCGAACCTGACGAGAAGCTGGCCGACAAGGCTCAGCCCAAAGTGCCCGACGCCATCAGCGAGATGGCTAAGCGCATTCCGATCTAAGGAGAGTGAAACAATGGATCAAAGACAAATCGACGCGCTCAGCATGGCTATTGCACAAGCGATAGGCCAGAAGGCTCCTGCTACGACTCCTAGCGGCTCGTGGATGCACGGGCCAGGCGGGCTGTTTGCAGGTACGGCCATCGACAAGCGGGTGCTGAGTCTACGCATTGCCCCACGGGGTATCTCTAGTGTGCTGCGGGCGTTTCCGTCCGCGTACACCAATCCTGAGTTTGGCTATCTGACGGGGACCATTCAGTCAGCCGGACAAACTCAACCTAGCGACGAATGCTCCACCTGTGTCCACGGGGAAACGCAGTCCTGTGTGCAGACCGCGCAGTTTGGGCGAATCTGTGCCGAGACCAAGACCCTGACGATCCAGAGAGCAATCGAGCGCGTCAACCGCATGGACGTCGACTACACCCTGGTCAACGACCTGTTTGGTGAAGATTTTGCCAAGGACTTCTTCCGCGGCGTGCGGAAGATCGACAACAGCAAGGTCATGCAACTGTCAGTAGCCTGGGCCATGGTCGAAGTCGGAGTGCTCTTGCAGAACCTGGGCGTACCAATGGTCTGGCAGGGCAATCCAACCAATAGTGTCGGCACGGGCTACATGGAGTTTCCTGGACTGGACATCCTGATCGGTGTCAACAAGGTCGATGCTCATACAGGGAACTCTTGCAACTCTCTGGACTCTGATGTCAAGGAGTTCAACTACGCCAGTGTCAATAGCGTCGATGCCGCAGGGAACTTCCACATCGTGCGCTACATGGAGGCTATGGAACACTACCTGTACCACAACGCCTCTCGGCAGGGTTTCTTGCCCGTTGAGAAGGTCATAGTTATGCGGCCTGAGTTGTGGCAGGAGTTCTCTATGATCTGGCCCACGGCATGGATGGCAACACGGAACATCGTGCTACCTGCCGGAAATACCAACTTCCTGGACGCAACTCGCATCAGGGAAATGGTGGCTGAGCTACAGCGCACTATGACGCTGGAACTGAACGGGCGTCGCTATCAGGTCATCCTGGACGATGGTGTCTTCGAGTATACCAACGTCAACGACGCCAACGTTCCTGCTGGGTCTTATGCCAGCAACATCTACTTTGTCCCGACCCGCGTCATGGGGCAAAGGGACGTCTGTTTCTTCGAGCATCTGGACTACCGCGCAGGTCGCCAAGAAGCCGCAGACGCTAGGCTCCAGCAGACCTACTGGACGGACGATGGCAGGTTCTTGTGGACGCACGAGACCACGAAGTTTTGTTTCACGGTCTCCGGCGAGATGAAGCCACGGGTCATCCTGCTGACGCCGCAACTGGCTGGCAGGATCAACCACGTGCTATACTCGCCGCTGCAACACCTGCGGAGCTACGACCAGGATTCGAGTTACTTCTTCAAGGGAGGCGAGTCAAGTCGTGGCGCTCCCTCGCTCTTCAGTGACTGGAACTTGCCGCGACAGTAACAGATAAAACTGAGATGGGCGACGTCCCATTACTTCCAAAAACAGGGAAGTCATTCGTGCACTGCGGGTCAACCTACACTACCCTGGTGAGCTACGTTAGCACATCGCAGACGATAGCACGCCGACATCTAACTATGTGCCCGGAATCGCGGGTGGCTTCCCATTACTAAACAAGGAGTGTTCAATGCCATACTGGAACGGTCGTCGTATCGTCGTCACGGGGGGATGCGGTATGATTGGGGCCCCCTTAGTCCGACTGCTAGTGGAGCATGGGGCGACAGTAATCGTCTTGGACGATCTCAGCCGTGGATATACACAAATTGAGGGAGCGTCTTACCTGAGAGGCGACGCTGGCTCTATGACCAGGTGCGTGGAAACCTTTCAGCGCGCTGACGGTGTGTTTAATCTAGCAGCTACGGTGGCTGGGGTAGACTACAACATGGCCCACCAACTTGCCATGTACAGCGCCAATATGCGGCTACAACTTGTTCCTGTCCTGGCGGCGGTGGAGGCCAGGGTTAGGCGGTTCGTGCAATGTTCAAGTGCGTGTATCTATTCGCCTGAGTATAACCACCCAGCAAAGGAAGATTACGGGCACGCGGGGAATCCACATGCAGGCAATGCGGGTTATGCTTGGGCCAAGCGTATGGGTGAGCGGGCTTTTCTATGGTCAGGATTGAACGGAGTGATCGTCAGACCGTTCAATTCGTATGGCCCTTTGGACTACTATGACGAACGGGCGCACGTTATCCCTGCGCTTATTAAGAAGTGCTTACAGGATGATGTGGTAAAGGTAGCCTCTAGGGACACAGTGCGAGAGTTCATCTACTCCGCGGACGTAGCTGAGGGAATGGTCGCAGCCTATCAGTGGGGACGCAACCAAGGTATCTACAACCTAGGAACAGGAGGAAAGACGGCGGTTAAGATACGTGGCTTGACCATGATGATACTCAATATCATGGGACTAAAGGACAGCCCACCGGTAGAATGGCTAGACAGCAGGGCAGGTGATGAGATACGCTTTAGTGACTGTACCTTGGCAGAAAAAGAACTGAATTGGCACTATCGCACTGGGTTAGTTGAGGGATTGGGGAAGGCCATAACTTGGTATCAGGAAGCGAGGGAAAATGTCGGGCTATAGGGTCCTTGTACTCACCAGTGACCATTACTTGCACGCCTTGCAACCGTTCAGTTTCTTGTTCAATAAGTTCTGGAGTCCAGAGCAAGAGGTTGTAGTCGGTGGTTTCAAGCAGCCTGAGTTCATGTTGCCACCCAACTTCACCTTCGTGTCCCTAGGCGACATGAAAGACTATCCCATCGACAAGTGGTCGGACGCCTTTATCAAGTTCCTGAACATTGTGCCCGATGAAGTGTTTGTCTTCATGCTCGAAGACTACTGGTTGACGCGACCGGTAGACGTGGAAGCGGTCAAGATTCTGTATGACTACATGGAACAATTCAAGTACGTCTTGAAAATTGACCTCTGTGCTGACCGTCTCTATGCCATGAATATGCAGTCCTACGGATGGGTTGGGCGTTTGGACTTGGTGAAGTCGGACAGGGGTTCACCGTACCATATGAGCCTGATGACGGGCTTGTGGCGAAAGAAACTGTTGCTGAAACACGTCATCCCTGGAGAGTCGCCTTGGGACATCGAGATCAGGGGCACGCGTAGGTTGTCCCTGGACGGCGACGATATTGTGTTAGGTTCGAGGCAGTGGCCCGTGAGGCATCTTCTAGCATACAGGGGTGGTGACAGTAGCAGCGGAGCCGACGTGTCTGCACTAAAGCCAGAAGACGTTGCTGAAATGGAGAAAAGGGGGTATCGGTTATGAAAAAAGTGACCGTGGGGACCTTCACGGCGACGGAGCGAATGCGTGAATTGGTGAACGAGGTCTTGAATACAGGCCGAATCTCCTACGGCCCAATGTCGCGGGAGTTCGAGCGCAAGTTTGCCTCGATCCACGAGAGCCAATTCGGTATATTGTCCAACAGCGGCACTAGCAGTCTTCTAGTAGCTTTGCAGGCTATGAAAGAACTGTATGGCTGGCGAGACGGCACAGAAGTCATAGTACCGTCAGTGACTTTCGTCGCTACCATCAACATCGTGCTGCATTGCCGCATGAAACCTGTGATAGTGGATGTAGAACCCGATTGCTACGGCATGGATCCAGGGTTACTCCATCGCGCCATCACCGACCAGACTAAAGCAATCATCCCTGTGCACCTCTTTGGGATGCCCTGTGATATGACGGCCATCAGTGAAATCGCTGACTTGTATAGCCTCAGAATCATCGAAGACAGTTGCGAAAGCATGTTTGTGCGCCATGCTGGCCGTATTTCGTGGGGCGATATTGGGTGTTTCTCTACTTACGTGGCACACTTGATCACGACAGGCGTCGGTGGCATAAGTACGACAGACAACGAAGACTTAGCTATCAGGATGCGGTCTCTAGTCAATCACGGGCGTGACAAGGTTTACATCAGCATCGACGATGACGATAATTTGTCTGAAGCCCGATTGAAGGAAGTGATTGGCAAGCGACTCCGTTTTGGCTCTGTGGGTCATAGTTTCCGTATCACGGAACTTGAAGCCGCTTTAGGTCTAGCCCAACTGGAAACATGGCAGGAGATGATCAGAAAGCGGCAGGGGAACGCCCAATACCTGACCGTGAAGTTGAGCGCTTATCCACAATTACAACTACCGACGATCCGAGACAACACGGGGCATGCTTTTATGATGTACCCAATCGTAGTTAGGGAAGGGGGCAAGTGGGGTCTAGTACACCATCTAGAAGCCAACGGTATCGAGACCAGGGACATGCTTCCAGTTACCAACCAGCCTGTTTACCAGGATTGGTTGAACGAAGACGATTATCCTGTTGCCAAATGGATCAACCAAGGTGGCCTATATTTGGGCTGCCATCAAGACTTGACGGTTGAAGACTTGGACTGGATCATCTACCAGGTTGACCGGTTCTACTCTTGAACATCGAAGTTTGGTGGAAGGGCAAGAAAATCATCTACGTCATTGGCTATCCACGCTCAGGTACGACGTGGATAGCTAGAGCCATTGCTTGCGCTTTGGACTGTCCGATGTTGGGGGCGGCCGCGGAATGGACAGCACCACCGCCAGACGTTGAGGGGTTGGATAGAGAGAGCGAATATGCTGTACGGCGTGTGCATTTCCCAGAGGAAAAGTTCCTGGGAAGAACAGCCGACCACGAGGTTGTTGGTGTCATCTTCTCTGTGCGTGATCCACGAGATGTTGCGCTTTCAGCATGGCGCTACTTTACTTACAGCAAGGATCAGGAGGGTTTGTGGAATTGCGTCAACCAATTGTCGGGAGTAGGACATGATGGTGCTCCCCTCCAACCACAGCGATGGGCTGGCAGAAATCGGCGTGGCTGGCCTGGTTATGTGGAAGATTGGTTAGGCACTCCATCGATACGTTACGAAGACCACCTGAGAGACCCAGAAGGCGAACTGACCAGGGTTTTGGAGGAACTTGGCTTCCAGATACCGCAAGAGAGAATTGCCGCCGCTGCCGAAGCCAATCTCTTTCACAACCGCAAGAGAGACAGCCTCATGTTTCGAGGCAAAGCAGGCATGTGGCGGTTTGAGTTAGAACCAGAGATGGTGGAGACTATCGAGGAACATTGCGGCGACATCATGGAACGACTGGGGTACACAAAAGGAGATACTATGTCAAGTGTTGAGGAACTGCGTGAGAGGGTAGAGGGATTGAAACACCTTGATACACCTGGGCTTTCTGAATCATGGCAAGGACGCCGCAAGACGATCAGCGAACATATCCTGGGGCATGACTTGTTGGATTTCCTGAATTGGGCTGTAATCAGGAGCACGATGTTTGTAGGAGACGCCCCCTACATTCCCGCGAAGTTGAAAGCGATGCGCAAAGTACGAAAAGGCTGGCGTCGCTGGCGCAACGCAATGAAAGAGGACGACTTTGGTGGTGCTCTCAGACTACCAAAAGAGAGTTGGACGAGCGGGAATCTCATCAACCAGGGGAGCCACCTCCACATGTTCGAGCAACTAACGGGCTTGAGTGTCAACGACATGCCTGCCATTGGTGACTTTGCAGGCGGCTATGGAGCGATGGCAAAGATTATTAGGCGGCTTGGCTTTGAAGGGCCTCTGGCTACCTACGAGATGCCAGAGATGGCCGCCTTGCAGCAGTTCTATCTGGAAAACATCGGCATCGACGATGTGCAATCCCTGTATCATCTAGAGGACTTCATCGATGTGTTCAAGGATGGAGGTCTGTTCATCTCTATCTGCGGCCTCAGCGAACTACCGTTTGCCCTCCGGTTGAGCATCCTAGAAGAGGTGAAAGCAACAGCTTACCTGATCGTCTATGGTCATATCTGGGACGGGAAAGATAACGAGAAACTCTTTGGCCGGTTTATGAAAAAGCACCCTGAGATTTCTTGGCAGCGGGGTAATTGCATCTACACCCATCGCTACCTGATAGGTGTGACCAGGTGAGTTAATGGAACAGAAAGAAATCTACGTAACTGCATTCCCAAGGTCAGGCAACACGTGGCTCAACCGCCTGCTGGCTGACGTGCTCAATTCGCCCATGCAAACCCAGCCCAACGCTGTCGTCAATTGGGCTAGTGAAGGGCGGGATGGCGATTACGTACTGCGTAAGGCGCATAAGTTGGGATACGAGAAAACTGACGGGAAGTGGATATTCATCCAGCGAGACCCGCGGGACGTTGCTGTATCGGCTATGTATTACAGCAAATCTCCCTCTTTGTTAGAAACGCTTATGACACTGTTGTGTCGGTGTGAACCCTGGAAACCAGGGATATTCCGCAAAGTTGGCGTCTACGAGCGTTGGGTGAGGTCGTGGTTAGATACAGGGTTAGCAGATGTAGTAACGAAGTACGAGATTTTGCACGCTGATCCCGTGCACGAGCTTAGTCGCATCGTCAGTGTTCTTACCGGATTGTCTTTAGACATGGATTGGATTAGAGAGTGTGTGCAGCGTCAGTCGTTTGACGTTGTTGCCAAGTCTCGAAAGGGGGACTTAGCTATGCGCAAAGGCATCGTCGGTGACTGGCGCAATCATTTCACTCGTCCTGAAGGGCATTTGCTGAACGATTATCTAGGGGAGTTCATGTACGAACAGCGGTACATTGAAAAGTTTGACTGGTGGGTAAACTTACCCATGGAAAGGACATAATGCATGCCGACTTTTTACGTACACCCGTCCCCCGCTCGTGGGGAGATCGACTTCGGTGTTATCAAGCGCATCATTGAGGTACACCAACGTCAACTGCCGAGGCACGGCTGGAAAGAGGTTAGCACCGAGGCCCACGCGCAGTTGGTAGTCGGACACCTGGGTGCAAACTCTGAGAAACTAGACGTTTTCCATTTGCATGGCTTCTATCCCACTGGGATGCTCGAAGACATGCCCAAGCAATGTTGGGCTGCCAACTCGGCCATCATCGAGAATGTCAGGCGAGCCAAGAATGTTATTGCCGTCTCGGAGTGGGTTGCTGAGACTTTACGCCGTGACATGCATCTGGATCCGATGGTGTGCGGTCATGGCATAGACTTGGACGTGTGGGCCAAAGTCAAAGCCGTGAAGAGAAAACCGTATGTCTTGTGGAACAAGAACCGGACACTTGGTGTATGTGACCCGCAGCCAGTGATCGAACTTGCTCAACGTTTACCTAAACTGGATTACGTCACTACGTTTCTACCTGGAGACGCAAAACCTACTAAGAACATCTCAGTAACGGGTACTCTAGCTACATCGAAGATGTGGCCTTTGGTAAAAGGGGCATCTGTCTACCTGGCTACGACGAAAGAGACATTCAGCATCAGTGTCTTGGAAGCGATGGCTTCTGGAGTGCCGGTGGTTGGTTTCAACTGGGGCAACGTGCCGGTACTGATTGACGGTTGTGGGGTATTAGTTGAGCCGTATGATTACGACGGATTAGCAGAAGCGGTTGAAGAAGCACTGGATCGCAGGGATGAGTTCGGGGCAAATGGGAAGGAGCATGTCAAGCAATTCACGTGGGATAGGGTGGTCTGGCGATTGGCACGTCTCTACCAAGAGTGTTTGGAGGAACACAAAGGCCCGAAAGTCACGGTAACAATCCCATGTAAAGATTATGGCCGGTATGTCAAACAGGCGATTGAATCTGTCTTTGCCCAGACATTCGAGGACTGGGAACTGTTTATTGTCGATGACGGGAGCAGTGACGACAGCGCTGCTGTGATCCGAGAGACTATTGCCGATGAACCACGAGCCCGTTACTTGCGCCACGAAAACGCGATGGGGGTAGCTCATGCTCGCAACCGTGGCATCAGCGAAGGCAGAGGTATGTACGTTAGTTGCCTGGATGCCGATGACATCATGGAGCCTGAGTTTCTAGCAAAGATGGTCGCAGCGATGGACGAAGACCCGAAACTGGGTCTAGCCTATAGCGGTTTGCGCCTCATGGACGAGAACGCATCTGCGGCAGACAATGTTCATGCCTTCCCAGGGCAGTATGATCCAGAGAGAGGCATGAAGGGAAACCAAATCCCCACACTCAACATGTTCCGCAGGGCCACCTGGAAACGACTTGGTGGTTATCGACAGAGGTTCGCTCCTCATGGTGCAGGGCTTGAAGACGGTGACTTCTGGTCACGAATACTCGCTTGTGGTGGGGGTGCTCGCAGGGTTACGGATGAAGGGTTGTTTCTCTACCGCATACACGCTAAATCAGCGACCAGAACATATCACGACAAAGGGAGTCCCTGGTACGATTGGCAGCCGTGGAAAGATAACGACAACCATCCATTCGCCTCTCAGTTGGGCATCCCACCAATGGGGTCTTGGGCGGTAAGAGACTACGACCGTCCCAGAATCGCTATAGTAGTTCCTGTAGGGCCTTACCACAAGTTGGACATGATCAACGCCCTGGATTCTGTAGAAGCACAGACTTATCGTTTCTGGGAATTGATCGTAGTCAACGATACAGGAGAACCATTGGATCTCAGCGCCTGGCCGTTTGCCAAGTTGATTGACACAGAGAAGGCCAGTACGGGACCTGGTCACAGTCGTAACTTGGGGACGGCTGCGTCGAGTGCGCCACTGGTTGTTTACTTGGATGCTGATGATGTACTACAACCCACTTTCCTGGAAGACACGTTGAGTCTTTGGTTGGATGTGGGTGGTTGGATTTACACTGATTTCTTCTATACCAAAGCAGACGGAGCACGCAACATCTGGCAGGCGAAAGAATGGGATGCCGAGAGGTTGTGGGAAAAGGGCGTGGCAGCGGTAACAGGTTTGTATCCAGTTCAAGCCTGGGAGGATGTAGGGGGTTTTGACGAACAGATCGCTCACGAAGATTGGGAGTTCCACATCAAATTGGCTCTTGCGGGTTGGTGTGGGACGCGGTTGGCGAAACCGCTCATCACCTACCAGCACGACACAGGGAAGCGACGCGAGGAATGTATCGCCGCCGAGGGGTTCAAGCAAGTCAAGAGGCGCTATGCCAAGGAGAGCCTAATGGGGTGTAATTGTGGGAAGGGTGGCGGGGTGGTAAGGAAGATTCGCCGGCCAGTAGAGAAGGTAGAAAGTATCGACTTAGACCCATCCGTGCTACCTGCTAAGTCTGATGACAGCTACAGGCTCATCATGTACGTTGGCAAATCCAAGACCGACCTGATGTTCCGGGGCAGGACGGGGAAAACTTACATCTTCAGCACAGCGAGACGGTTAGCCTGGGCTGACCCACAAGATGTTGGGAGACTAGCCCGCAAGTCTGTATTGCGCATCGTGCAAGAGGAGACAGCCCGTGCGAGCCTCAACGTATAGCTTGGTTAGTTTATCACAGTTTGCCCAGATACTCGGGCTCGACCCGCTGCATTTCGCGGGAGGTCACAGCGCGTTGAGGCCAGTAGGTGCTCATTGCCACGACGTATGGACGCAATACCAGTGGCAAGACCCTGGGAAAGCCAGCAGAGAAGAGATCGCCCGCTCCCTGAAACGCGCCGAGGAAGAGATTGCTGACATCTGTGGTTACTATGCAGCGTGGAAGTGGATCGCTGATGAGAGACATAAACTAGACCGCGGCGGATCGTGTTGCAACGTTGCCAGGACGCGCCTCGTCACCAAGAGAAAACATGTGCTCGGTGGTGGGGCTAAAGCTATCAGCGACATTGATGATGTCACCAGGGAGGCAGACATAGACCCTGATGGTGACGGGTTTGCTGAAACGGCTGTCTTCACTCTCGCCAATATCCCTACCACGTGGGATTTGGAAGAGATCAGAGCCTGTTACAAAGTGTACGCTCCTGGTGATGCGGAGAACTGCCGCACAGACCCATCCAGTGATGGATACGACGAAGCATGGGAAGTACGCCCTCTGAAACTAAGCCGCAGTGACACTACGGTAACGGCTTATCTTCCTGTGTGGCATTTGTTCAAGCCAGAACTGTACGAGCGGCTAAACCCTAGTCAAATCAATGCCGACGACGCCAATAGTTATGTAGACACGCTCAGCTTCTACCGCGTTTATACTGACTTATCATCTCAGGCATCATTCATGTGGGGGACGGATTGCGTCTACGACGTTAGCTGTGCCTGGGCCATACAGCCTGGGTGCATCCGTACCCCTGATCCGCGAACTGGCATAGTCACCGTCGTCCCTGGGACGTGGGACGCTGACAATGATCGTTACAACGCTACCAGCTTCACGTACAACACAGTACCGGATGCGGTGCGGCTCTGGTATCGTGCTGGACTTGAACGCCCAGCTCCTGGGATAGTTGACAGTAGAATGGCGCGGCTGATTGTCATATTGGCTTGTACCAGACTCGACTATCCCATCTGCACCTGCGGAAACGCACAAACGTTGGTGGCTAACTGGCGAGAGAATGCAGCCAGGGCGAGCAAAGAGAGAACGTTCATGTTGACACCACAGATGCTCCAGAATGTGCTGGGGATGCGTGTCGGAGAGATCACCGTGTGGTCAGCTCTCAATATCCCTAGCACGAGGGTAGGCAAAGCGGTGCGCACATGAAGGCTATCTTTGAGGCGCTGCCGCTCAATCCCAAGGACTTCCTGGCAGAAGTGGATGCGGTGCTGAAAGAGGCGGGGAAGTCTGGCAAGAAAGGGTTCGAGGCGACTACTAGAGGCTGGGATCACAAGCCGACGTTTGACATCATCGGCCCGTTCACTGAAGGAAACGATAGAAAAGTGGTCGTAGGGCCGAAGGTGGGCGACCATGCTAGTGACATATTCACGTGGGTAGACAAGGGAACGAAGCCGCGTGACATCTACAGCAAAGGCGATAAGCCGATGCGCTGGAGAGAACCATTCGTTCCTAAGACAAGCCCGGGCCGTCTTAGTTCTGGCCCAGGCCTACGTACCGGGCCAATATTCAAGAGGGCGCATCACGTGAAGCATCCAGGTATCGACCCGCGCAACTTCTCTTACTGGATAGCGATGGAGTTGGGCAGGTGGTTCTCAAGCAACGTGAGGAAGCTCAACCAGAAGTTTGGGCGGATCATCCAAGGCAACATTAAATCAATATAAGTGGCAGTGACCCTTTCCCTGCGCAATGACACGGAGGTAACACAATGGCAGACGAAAAAGTTGGAAACAAGAGTTCCGGCGTTTTTCTCCTAGATCAATGTAACTCAGAGGCACAATTCCAGGGCTGTCTCCGAGTTACTGCGCCGACGCACTCACGGGGCGACATCACTGCGCACTACTGTTTTATCGGTGGCATACCGTTGCCGGTTGGACAGACACAGGGTGTCCCTACACCCTTCACGCCTAGCGTAGAAGCGCCAATGCAGGTACTGTGGCCCTGGTACAATCGCAGATGCCCGTTTACTATGGTAGTAGCTGTCAAGACTTGCTACGAAGGCCACGAGATCGCTCAATGGGATAGTGGCATCGACTACGCGGTCTACTTCCCCAAGAGCGAGATCACTGACGAAGGCTTTATGACCAACTTGACGCAGGGGTTGGATGACGCCGAAGAGGTGCTGATGAGCACCGTCACGCTCAACGCGGCCGACTGGGAGTTGTACGAGAAGCACACTCCTGGCAAACTGACACTACCTGACAGGCTCATCACTCAGATCAACCACATCGCCTACTGCGGTGGGCCTCTGTGTGCGAGTCTGTCCAGTGCTTGCAACCAGCCGTATGATCCTGGTTGTCAGGACATCTGGATCGGCGGTGACGGTGGTCTTCTCTGGTTGTCTGTAGACGGTGGCCTGAACTGGACAGAGAAGGAAGGAAGCGGCGCAGGACAGTTGGATCTCGACGATGCGCTGTACGGCACGATGGACGTCGAGGCTCTGTACTGTGACCGCAGCGTCGTCTTGGTTTCTGCCGAGAACGGCTGTATCTACTACTCCCACGACGGGGGAACGACCTGGGTTACACCAAGTGACTGTTCGCAGATGGCCGTGGCCTTTGCAGGGTATCTGAAGAACATCTTTGCTGCCGGCGCGGGTCTGTGGAAGTCCATCGACGACGGGGTTTCCTGGACACAGCTTATCGCTGGTACGTTCCTAGACGTCTACTTCACGGTAGACGGAACTGGAGTCGCAATCACCGCAACGGATACCTACTACAGCACCGACAGTGGCGCTTCGTGGGTGACGTTGACAGCTTCTGGGCTGACGGCACAGACTGATGTGCAGTTGGTGAATGGCATGATCTGGGTCTCTGGCGGCGATGGCATGGCCTACACCAGGGATCAGGGTACGAACTGGACGGTCATCAACACTGACGCCTGGGACGACTTCGTGTTCTTGACCTGCTACGTCGGCTACCGGCTGACTGGTGCGGGGAATACGGTGGGGCCGTTGCAGTACACGCTCGATGGTGGTGTGACCTGGTGGGACTTGACCATCAGCGGCTGGGTTGCTGAAGACCTGATAGTCTTGGCAGCTTGCTACGACCGCCTGATGATCGGCGGCGCAAGCGGGTTCCTGGCGCAAATGGTAACGAAGAGCCGAATGATAACCTAGAATTGACTAGGGAGACTTCCCTGGGAGGAAGTATGGCAAAGAACGAGTCCACAATCTATTACACGCTGGACAAAGACGGCCGCGCCTGGGCGCAGTTGCCGTCCAAGAAGAAGCTACAGATAAAACCCGTCCATCCGATGGTGGTGAGGCGGATCATCGGCGCTTTCCCTGCACCCAAGATGCCTACAGTAGACGTAGAGATCGGGGACACGGGGATGGCCCAGAAGTTCACCAAAGAACACGATCCGGCTTTTCTACAAGCCCAAATGGAGTGGCAGTCATCATTAGCAGCGGCAATGATGACCCGCTTCATCCTCGATGCCGTCGTTGTACCAGAAGACGACGAGTGGGCTTGGAAACTAACCGAAACTGGAGTACCTGTCCCGCAGAATGGCGCAGACCGCCAATGGGCCTACGTCGAGGAGGCCCACATCGAGCTACTAGAAGACCCAGGGGAACAGTCAGCGTTTCTCAGTGCGGTACGGCAGTCTAGTGTCCCTTCTGAGGCAGGCATTGAGGCTGCCCGTCAGCGGTTTCGGGACGAAATGGAAGGGGACGAAACTGGTGAACCTGAAACTACCATCGGGGGAGTTCAGGACGAGCCGTGAACTAGAGGAGTTGGCTGTAACGAAACAGTTTGGCATACTGCCAGATGTGTGGGATGAGATGCCTGTAGCAGAGAGAGAGCGCCTCATTGGGGCTGCGCGTGATCAGGCGGCTATGCAGCAAATCGCGGATATGGGTAGTGAGGAGAAGGCGGCGTTGGGTGCGATTGGTGGATGGGTGAAGGTGGAGAAAAAGAATGGCAGGTAGACTACCCCTGGCGGGGCTAGAAGCAACCTTCTTCCAAATCAATAAGTTCCTGACGGACATCAAGCGCTACAACAAGGGTATCATCAGCGCCAAGACCACGACCAAAGCTGGCGCTCAGTCCATGACGGACAGCGCGCAGAAGATGGCGAAGGCGTGGGATCCGTTCGCGCACACCTTTGAAGACGTGAAGTCAGACGCCGAGAAACTTGGCGGCTCGCTGGAAGACCTGGGGAACAAAACGGCACGCCTCACTGTACCTGCTGGGGAGGCAGCAGGCGCAGTCCGCGGCATGGCAACAGACCTGGAGATGGCTGGCTACCAGGTCGAAGTCGTAGAGCAAAAAGTAGAAGATGCCACTGGCGTCTTTGAGGGTTTCCGCAAGTCCATGCTGGCTATGGGTGGCCTACGTGGCGGCATGATGTTCCGCTTTATGAAGGGCATGGGCGGCATGGCTGCTACAACGGCTGTTGTGGGTTATGTAGCTATCCGCGCAGCCAAAGCCATTGGTAAAGCTACAGAGAAACTCGTAGAAGCCCTGGAGGGGATGGAGAGAACCGACGTCGCCACCAGTTCCCTGGAGAAACTAGGACAGCAAGCAGGCGTCACGGCAGATGCCATAGTCGCAGGAGCGGTCATCGCCTCACGGTATACGCTCAAGAGTGCAGAGGTTACAGTCAGAGCAAACCAGTTGATACTGACCAGTCACCAGCAAGTAGTTTCTGCTATTCCTCGGTTGGCGGAGGCTGCTTTCGTCACAGCCCGTGCATTGGGCATGGAGACGAAAGATGTGCTGGATGATTGGATTGAAGCTATCACAGAGGGAGACGCAGCGACACTGGAGGCTGAGTACGGGTTCAAAGACATAGAGAAAGCGGTAGAGGATTACGCCAGAAGCATGGGTGTTGCCGAGGAAGACATAAAAGGCTTCGCGAGGGAACACATTGTACTCCAGGCTGTACTAGGTCAGACTGAAGACTACACAAGCAGGCTGGGCGAGTCGAGCATAAAATCAGCGGGGATATGGCGCAAGTTCTGGGCCGACTTCAAAGATACCCTCGCTGAGAACCTGTACTTGCAGAGAAGAATATCGGATCTCTATGCCGAGATTGAGGAAAAGGGCATCGAGGTATCCAAAGAACGCGCAGGGGTCATTCAGGGAGAGCGCGGGCAAGTTCTTGATCTGATAGAAGTATATGAGGCGCTGCTCGAAGTGCTAGGAAGGGCTGCTCCCTCAGCGTTCGAGTTAGAGAAGTGGCGCAAGTATGGCGAATCTGGTCGGTTGGCGATAGAAGAACAGATGCTTGCCGAAAAGAATGCTGAGGGTTTTAGGGCGAGGGCGGCAGAGCGCGAAGAAGAACGTGTCCTAGAAGTCCTCGATGCGCGGCAGGGATACCGCGACCAACTAGAAGCTGATCTCATCAGCCTCACGGGCTATGGACTGTCCTCCGAGAAGATATTGGGGTTGATAGAGCAAAAAGCAGAGGGCCTAGACGCCCTGATGCTGCAACTTGGCGATGACATCCTGACGCCGAAAGGCAAGATTGCGCTCATTGAGTTCTTTGAAGGGGTATCCAGTATTGGTGAGGCTGCGGAGGAAGTTACAGCTAAACAACAAGAGATAAATGATGCTGTGAGCAGCTTCGTGGTCGAGGCGCTTGAGATGGGAATGCCCTACCAGGAAGCGTTGCGTTACGGCGAAGAGATGCGGACGCAACTGGAAGGACTGGGCGATCTCTCTACAGAGGAAGCACAAGCAGCAGCCAATGCAATCGTGGGCATCTTCACCAATATGCTCGACAGAATGGCGCAAAAGACAGATAGTTTCATCAAAGGATTGGTAGAGCGCTCTGCCGCCGAGTTTGGCAAGTGGGAAACGCAAACGGCGCGGAAAGCGATTACGATTGCCCCTTATGTGACCTTCGAACAGTACCAACAGTACGCTGAGGGCTACAACAAAGCCATGGAGGAATGGTACAGAAAATACCAACCCAACCTCTGGGGTGACAAAGCACAGTTTGATTTAGCCATCATCAAGAACCGCTGGGATAGTATTGCCAGTAGTATCACCCGCGCCGGTAAAGGCATAGGCACAAGCGTTTCATCCATGAAGAAGCTGGCCGATGAGACGTTGTTGGCTTCTAAGTACCTGGGCAAGTGGGCTACAGCATTCAAAGCAGGGCGCGGCGGTACAGGGGTGTTGGCGGCTTATGCGCGGCACGAGGAACCTCTTACGGCGGCATTGATAGACAAGTTGTGGGGGGAGCAGTTCGCGAAAGATTACGGACGCCCGCCAACTGAGGAAGATTGGAAGGCGCACTGGTACGAGTATTGGTATCCCAAAGAACTGTATCACGCTCCTGGTGCGCCCATCGGTGCAGCAGGAGGGCCTCTAGCCGAGGAAGCACGCAAACTACTCAGCGAACAGGGGCTTAAGGGCCTTGGCGACATCTACCAGGATGAATACCTTCAGCGCAAAGGTTTACTTGGTGAGATGGATAAAGAGACACTGGCACGAGAAGACCAAGTTGAGGCGCTAGGCGACCTCACTGCCGCATTCCGTTCCGCTACAGAAGTATTCACACCACCAACAGGCGATGAAGAAGACAGTACAGAAGGCGCGGTTGGAGCAATAGTGAAGACAATCGCCAAGGAGCTGGGCGCGGGCTGGACCGGTATCCCTGAGTTCCAGCATGGTGGCCTCACCAGTGGCGCGGGCCTGGCATTCCTCCACGCTGGCGAGCTAGTCATCCCCCTCAATAGACTAATTGACACGGTGTCTATGTACGCAGCCGGCGGCAACGGCGGCGGCCTCAGCATCCAGAACCTAAGCATCCCTGTGACGGTTGGCAGTGGCGCGTCTCCCACGGTCGCTAGAGACGTGCAGACTGCCGTCATTCATGCTATCAAGAACCGCGGCGGCACGGAGATGCGGCGTGCTGCACGGAGACTCGGACGATAGGAGAAAACACAATGGCTGACTGCGACATTCCCGTCATCTCATTACCCTCAATAACGTGTCTCGCTGACCTGAAAGAGTGGGGCGTGCAAGCCGAAGCTGCGTTACAAGCGGCTATCGACCACGTGGTCGGCTGTGTCCAAGGCTTCGAGATACCCGATCTGGACATCTGCGTCAGCAAAGACGATCTCATTACATGTCCGATCACCTGCAACATGATGGACTTCGAGGGGGCAACTTATGCTGACGTAGGCGGGGTCTGTCAGCTACCGCTGCCTCCGAACTTGGGTGATTACGAGTTCCGTCACGGTACAGGGCTGATAACACCTGGTTACAGGAATGCGTGGAGAAGCACAGCAATCGTCTTTAGCACGCCGTTTACCACCGAACTGCTACATATGGCTGTGACAGTGACCTCTGCACCTGGTGGAGACAGTGGCGTTGATGTGAACGGCGAGGGTTACGGCATCATTGTCCAACTGGACTCTATGAGCGCCAATGGATGCACGGTTTGGATTTATAGAACTGGCGACGAGGACAGCACTGTAACCTTTACGTACTTCGCTATAGGACAATGATACTAGCACAATTCGGTTCAAAAGCAGCAAAGGGCTGGCGACCTATTTGGTTCGACGGGCTTCTTGACGACCGTGACCAGACGGGCGGCAGTTCCAAGTCTGCGCAGATTGACTTGCCCTGGGGGGATTTCGCCTCTGACGGCTATGGGGCACATCGTTCCCCGCTGGAAGTCAACGCCATGAATGTCCAGGGGCAGGTCTACTGTTCCTCGCGGCAGACAGCGGATGAATGGGTGCGAGACATCCGCAGTCGTGTCGGCGTCAAAGACTGGCTCATGGGCTACAGGGGAGGCGGCTGCAAGTGCGGTGCTTGTGGGCCTTACGTGCGCTGTTGTAACGTTTGTGGGGGTGAACAGTCAGTGCAGTGGTTCGCCCGTCAGGCGCGGCTGAAAAACGTGTCAATCACCCGCAATCCGCAATCGAGATACAACCCCGTGCCCGTGCAGATGACATTCGATCCCTACTCCCCCTGGCAGTTGATGTCCACTACCCGCTGGGCCTGGGGCGTGCCTAATAGTCTAGACACTGTACCCTCAGACGCTTGCAATCCCCCCAGTATCGACGAGATGGCGTGGCCCTGTGTGTTTCCTCCATGTACATTACCACCACCGTCTCGGTTCTACAGGCGCGAATTTACTTGGATAGAGAACTACTGTGTTGGCTACTGGTCGGCAGGCCGGTGGATTCGTGCTAGTATCGGAGAACCTACACAGCAGTTCACACACGGCGGCGAGGCTATCATCATCGTTGGCGGTGACACGTTCCCCATAAGCAGATTAGCTTTTACCAACTTCACGCGCTTGGAATTGACGGTCTGCTCACCCACTGGTTTCCAGTACAGCTTCACCGTTGACCAGGTATGTGGTGAGCCGCAGTATCTACTCATCTCGCCCTACGCCCCGCCACAGTTCCGGTATTGTCCTGTGAGCGACGACGAATGTCTCGATACAGTACCCACGGCGGAGTTTGCTGAGATCGCCCAGAACGGCGTGCCCGTGGCTGTGGATTCGCAGACGATGAACATCCTCGGTCGCCTGTGGCCTGGTAGAAACATCTTGCGGTTCAACGGAATGCGGTTGCCAGGGCATCCTTTTCACTACTCGTATGATGTGGCCGAAGCGTTTCTGTAAGGAGTAACCATGTCTGAGCGCCAAGAAATCATCGACACCATTGACCAGGCAATACTAGCGCACGAGAGGAGGCTGGTTCGCGCCGAACTCAAGAAAGCCCAAAGTGAGACCAATCCAACCGCGGAGCTCGATACAGCAATCGGCTATGCGAGCAGGGAAATTGACAGGCTCCAAGTCTTAAAGTCGCGCATGGACAACCACAACGGGCGCGTCACCCAGCGAGACCGCATGGACAAACTCTCTGCCCAGGTGGGCGAGGTCAAGGGGCAGATGATTGGCGTCAACGGCACGCTCAAGAACCAGGGCGTGATATTGGGCAGCATCAAGACTACGATTGATACGATTGAGAAAGAATGCCCGCTCTTTCGCGCCGACATGGAGGAAGGCGTACTGACATTTGTCAGGAAGACAGATGACCATTCAAGTCTGGGACGATAACGACGACGTTTTCTTGGGTCGTCTAACATACCTCCGCGAGGTCACCGCACAACTGGTGCTCAGCGAAGCGGGCCAGTTCTCTGCCTCCGCGCCCTACGCCGAGTGGCGTGACCTCATGGAGATCGTGCCCAACTTCCAGCACGTGCGTCTTTACGGCCCTGAAGAACTGATGCATGGCATCTGGTTGACGCGCGACGACGACACTGGTATTCCAGGGCATCTAGAGATGGGCGGCGTCGATCTCCTGGAAGAACTCCGAGCACCTTGCCTGCCACCAGATTTCTACATTAGCCACTATCCTGCTACAGAGGCTATTGCTTGGTTGCTAGAGCAAAGCGGCACAGGCTGGGCAATCGGTGACACAACACTAGCTGCCGTAGGCTATGTATCAGTCAACCTCGGCGGCGAGAGTTACCTGAGCGCCGTCTTGGAGATTGCCGAACTCTCTGGTAACTATGTGCGGCACAACGGTATAGACAGAAGCTTGGATGTATTTGCTACGCCGTTCCCTGTGGTGGCTACGATCCTGGGCATGTTGCCTGACGACGAGGAACTACCCGCGGCTACAGGAAGAATCGTCGGAGCACCGTCACTGACGATAGATACTGGTGAAGTATTGCGTGGTGTCTATCCTCAGGGTGGTAGTATCATAGACACTGAGGGCAACGAGCAGGTATTACGGCCTACAGGTATAGAATCCCTGCCCGTAGGGTTTAGCTTCAATCGTGCGGGAGCTATTGTCAACAACTCTGTGACCAAGGGCTTGTGGCGGATTGCTGAGTATCCATTGATTGAACCGCTGAGTAATCGCACTGTTACAGCAGACGGCGAAGTCGAAGCTACTGGCAACAACTTTATCACCTGCGAGGCATTACGACGCCCCAACAACAGCTTCTGGCTTGGGGGGATTCTAACTGTCGCTGATGTAGAATACAATGTCGTGTCTCATTCCGGTGCAACAGTCACGGGCGCTTGGGGTACTCAACCTATTGGTGCATCGTTCTCTGTGAAACGCGTCTTCGAGTACGATGCAGATGCTGAGAGCGAGGCGCGCCAAGACCTCGTAGATGCTGCGGTTGGGTTTATGAGCGCCAACAGCGAAGCATCACAACAACTCTCCGTCACTGTCGAGGGATTGGAAACTATACAGCCTGGTGATCAAGTGCGGCTAGAATGGATAGCAACAGCCGAGACACAAGACCTGATCACTGACGAACTGACACGTTACATCTTTGATGCCTTCCGCGGTGATTTGGTGGTCTGTTCCATCACTGTGTCGGTAAGTACAAAAACGGTGCATACTTTGGAGTTAGTCAAAGAGTTGCAGTTGATACCGACCGAAAGCGGTTTACGGGAGATACAAGCGTTAGCACAGATTTCAGGCCGTTACAACAGGGTGCTGAACGTCATGCCTGTGTCCCGCATGGACATCAACGCTGATGTGTTACGGTTGCGCCAGACCAAGACGCCACTTAGCGCAGGTGCAAGTGGTAGTCAGGGTGACATCTGTTGGGATGACAATTTTGTCTACATCGCAGTGGGTAACAACACTTGGAAGCGAGCCGCACTGGCAACTTGGTAACAGAGGAAATGGATATGCACAAACAGAAGCAACTTCTTCTCATAACCGCTGGCATACTTGTGGTTGCTGCGTTGCTAGGCTTGCGATCCTGTATGCGCGCGGAGGTAGTAGAGCCCCCAACACCAACAAGAGAACTGGTAGGCGCTCCGCCTGGCGGCGTAATAGGGCCATGGCCTGAGCATCAGTTTCCACGGCTCTATGCTACATGGCTACGCTGGGGCGACTGGACGCCTGACAGGGACATTGCTGCGCGCCATCACATCGTGGAGCTACAATGCGGCGCAAAGGGGGATTCTGAAAGCCCCACGATTTGCGAGTACCTCAAGGCGGCCAACTCCGACCTGAAGCTGTACGTCTACATGCCCGCCAGTTTCGAGCAAAGCAACTGGGCTGACTGGATCTCCTGGGGCGCGCGGTATGACTGCCGCGGCTATAACGGGCAAGCCTGTGACGCGAATGCTTGCTGGTTAGAGGACGCTACAGGCACTAAGGTCAACATGGGGTATGGTGCTTGGGCGATGAACATGTCGCAGTACGGCGGCAGTGGAGCACCAGCAGCCCCATGGAACGAGACTTATGCAGCCTATCTTGCAGGAGCCAACATCTGGGACAACGGAACGTGTGTTTGGGACGCAGTGCGTTTGGATGTAGCTGGTTATCACAAGCGGCAGACGCATTATCCCTGGAACGTGGATGAAGACATTACCGCCGTAGGCGACCAGACTGAGCATGGCGGAGTTCCCCTGGGCATAGCTTGGATAAACCAGGAGTTCACGGACGGCCTCAACAATGCGCTAAACACTTTTCTCGTAGCAGAGCCAAGCGCATACATCGGTGGCAACGGCATGTGGCAGACTGTTGACACAACGATGGCGGTTAGCCCATTTGCTGATGCCGGTTACGCTACGATTGCCATGAACGAGTGGTGGCCGTGGCAGGCCGCTTACGAGGACTGGTACGAAGATGGCCACTTGGCGCGCACCTGCGACTGGGAATGCCAGATGAAGCACTATCTAGATTGGCTGGATACAGTTGGCTCTGACGCTGTGTGGATTTCCCTTGGCTGCGATTATCATAGCTACGGTCAGTACAAGACCATGCGCTATGGGCTTGGGTCAACGATGCTAGATGACGGGTACTTCTCGTATCAGAACAACTGCTACTCTGGATACTCAAACATCGAGCAGTACGACGAATACTGGGTAGACACCACCACAGCAACAACAGATTGGGATCTCTCTAACTTGGGCTACTGCGGCGATCCGGTCAACGCGGCCCTCTCACTGAACGACGGAGAAACACTACGCACCAAGATCGCTGACGGTGATGATCTGGATGCGGTATGTTGGTCTAGAGAGTTTGACAACTGCCTCGTGCTCGTGAACCCCACGGGAAGTTCTTGTACATTCACTGGATTGGGGACAACCTGGCAACACTTCTTGGGCACACAAGACCCAGCCATCAATAGCGGAGCACTTGTGTCTGCTTCTGAGGCTGTGGTTAGTCAGGACGCTGAGATACTGGTGCGTCGTTCAGGTGAACCAACCGTAACGCCAACATCAGGCCATACACCAACGCCGACATTGACACCAACAGCAACGATTACGCCCACCAACACACCAACGCCAACCTCGACGATCACGCCGACAGTCACACCAACGGCGACGCCGTGCTTTGCATCTTGGTACGAGCCTGACGAAACTGGCCCACCTGCATTGTGGGATGACGTGTGTACGTCTAGCACGGGTGTCGTAAACCTCTCTGGGGCATACGCTTGTGCTGGCGATAATAGCTACTGGCACTGGCACAACGAACCGACACCGACCCCTGGCGTTGCTTTCGTTAGCCACGATGTACCCATTACCGATACGGGGGACTTTGAGGCGTGCATCCGCACCACGGACACTTACACTACACCTGTTACAATAATGCGCGGCGTAGAGGTCAGTGGTACGTACCCGTGCACTAGTACACTGCACAACGTGTGGCATGTCAATTACTCTGACCCAAGCTCAACTGATGCGCGGTTCTATTGTGACGTTTGTTCACCTGAACTCAGTTGGGGCATCGGGGCGCTTCCTGTTGACACCTGGACTACCCTGCGCGTCACGTGGGACTTGCCTGTTGACCCAGGCACAGGATCAATCGAGGTGCTCAAAGCTGGCGGCTCTGTTGTTAATGCTTCTGGGCTAAGCATGAAGGGCGCAGGCACGCACCACCAAGTCGAGGCGTGCCAGGTAGGTATCATCGACTGGGACAGTCAAGCTACTGGGCCAGACGATCTTTACAGCGATGAAGCCTATGACAGACAAAATACGGTGACATGTACGCCAACAACTACGCCTACAGTCACGCCGACACCAACGATCACAGCAACACCAACTCCAACTCCTACGAACACGGCAACGCCGACAGTTACACCCACGCATACGCCAGGGGCCTCACCGACACCAACACCCACGCCGGGGTATGGCACTGCAACGCCAACCGCCCAGGGTACGATGGTAACGCTACACGCAGGAGCAGATACGTTCCTGTGTGAATGCGAATGCGCAACCGGAACGCCACCTGCGACAAATACGCCTACGCCGTATGCTGGCACAGCCACGCCAACCTGGACGGCAACGCCGACCTGGACACCGACGACCACGCCGACAAATACACCAACACCAACAGCAACGACACCTCCGCCTGCTTGTTGGGAAACAAGTAACGAAGACCCAGTGCCGGGGGACTGGGATCTGGTTTTTGAGATTGGCAACAATTCTACCGTAACCCGCACAAATGCCCATGTGTTTGCGGGCGCGTATAGCTACGCGCATGCTATGCCTGGCACTGGAGTTGAAACAAGCGCGTGGGCAGCCACGTGCCTCACCTGCACCACACCAACTACAACTGACTGGTTCACGGGGCACATCCGTTTCGGCGGCACCAACTGGGGTGCAGGGGTGTGGGATAGGGTGTTTTGGGAGATGTCTGTTCCGTCAGAAGGAACGGTCGTGGCGAACATGCGACTGTGGATAGACGGCCCAGCAGGAGATGTAAAACTGTCTTGCCTCTCGCGGTTGTGCGAACCAGCGCAAACATGGGACATTTTCACGGGCACGCTACAAACGAATCAGTGGTACACCTTTAGTGTCTCCATTGACTTGCCCCAGAACGTCGCAGACGGAACAGTTGAAGCGTGGTGGGATGACGTGAAAGTGGTAGACTGGTCTGGGCCAACCGCCGATGCAGTTTGGCGCGAGCAAGAACGCATCTGTATCGGACACATCAGATCGCACTGGTTCTACCACCCGCAGACAGATTATGTCGACGTGCTAACAGACTGTGGGTGTAGAGCCCCATGATGGGAGAAAATATGAAAAGTAAAGTTGTTTTTTGTATACTCGTTAGCGCTATACTCGCGCTGGCGGTTTTCGCAGTCGTTAGCGCAGACCCAGCCACTGAATACTACGTATCAACGACCGGAGACGACACCGATCCAGGTACGGAGGCACAGCCGTTTCTAACTATCGCGCGTGCCCAGACTGCCGTGCGCGCTGAGATTGCAGGCGGAATGTCCTCAGACGTCACCACCTACATCCGTGGCGGTAACTACTTTCTCACAAACACCCTGTCTTTCGATGCGAATGACGCAGGACGTGATGGGTACACAGTCATCTATAAGAATTACACCGGCGAAACACCAGTCATCTATGGTGGCACAGAGGTTACAGGGTGGGTGCTCCACGCCGGGAGTATCTACAAAACAAATGTGGGGATTGGCTGGACGTTCTATAACCTCATAGAAAACCAGACACTCTCCACGATGGCACGGGAGCCAAACTCTGGCTGGCTTTCGGCTGTGACTGCACCAGCATACAACCAGATCACGTATGGCGTGGGAGACTTACCCGTTTTCGATTATAGCGACGCGCAGCTAAGCATCAAGCTGGCAGCGCACGCAACGAACGAGTATTTCGCTGAGGTCTTGCCCATCACGAACGTTGATTTTGGTACTAGAACGATAACTGTGCATAAGCACGCGCACTGGTGGCCGTTCAACGCGGGTACTAGATACTTTGCGCGGGGCTCATTGGACTTTCTGGATCAGGCTGGAGAGTATTACCTCGACGAATCCACGGGCTGGTTGTACTACTGGCCCATAAACTTGCCCATTGCAGACCAGGAGATCGTTGCTCCCAGGATGAAGCGAGTTATCGAACTTGTGGGTGGTTCCACGTCAAGTCTTGTTGAGCACATGAAGTTTGACGGCCTCACGTTCAGGCTTTCAGACTTCACGAAAGAGCATGGGATGTACTACACTGTTGAGGAGGGCACTGACCACGCTCTGATTTTCATGCACAATGCGCAAAACATCGAGATTCGGGACTGCGACATAAAGTTTGCAGGCTTCGCCGGTGTAACGATGTGGGAGTACGCGCGAAACAACACTGTCTATGGAACGTGCATTCAAGAGGCAGGAACAGACGGGATTAAGCTCAGTGGTTATGCCGTGGGCGTCTTAGAGTACATCAATAGGAACAACACAGTCTCCAACTGTTACTTGGCAAATGGTGCTTTGTTCTGGCCCCAAGGGAATGCTATAACCATGTTCCAGACTGGTAACAACGAGATTGTACACAACGAGATTGTTCACTGGCCGCTGAATGGCATCCACATGGTCAGCAAGAACTATGACACCATGAGAACCGCCCCGTGGGGGTCTTCGGTCACGTGGGCCAACCACTGGGACTGGCTTTACACGCGAGACAACAACATTGCATATAATGACATTTCCTATGTCCTAGAGAACTCTAGTGACGGCGGCGGTATCTACACATTTGGGACTGGCACAGGGAATGTTATCAACAACAATCGTGTACACGACATCACATCAGGAAACCCCCGCAACGAGTCGACCGCAGGTATATACCTGGACAACTCGTCGAGCTATATCAATGTCACCAACAACATCGTCTATGGTATTGGCTCGACTCGCGCCCGCCCAATACGCACCACGGGTGATCACAACCTGTTTGATAACAACGTCATAGCGGACAACCCGGGCATACTTGACGTAGTGGGGAATCACCCCATTGAAATACTCTTTCTTTACCAAACCAGTGCTTACCCCGATGCCGATACTGGGCACTTCACGTCTACGCACAACATTCTCTATCGCGCCAGTGGGTACTACGCGTATTTTCGTGATGGGGGCTTTACTGATAACCTGGACTCCTCAAACAACAACGTGTTCTATCACCCTGGAGGGTCAGTTCAATTCAACGGCGAGGGCAACTTTGCTGCATGGCAAGCTGCTGGATGGGATGCAGCTTCCTTGGAGGCTGACCCATTGTTTACTGACAGGGCAAATCACGACTACTCACTGGCGGGCGCGTCCCCCGCTCTGGGGTTGGGAATCGCGTCAATCGACCAAGCCAGCATTGGTTTGGAAGGCACCCTAGCCTGCATGAGTGGCCTCGGTCCCACACCAACTGTGACCCCCACACCAACCAGCACACCCACGCCCACGACATGTTGGGTTGGCCCCTTAACCTGCACGCCGACCATCACGCCGACGCCAACCAACACCCCCACAGTTACCCCGACAGCCGCGCCGACGGCTACGCCAACGGCGGCGTCGTCTTGCTGGACGACAGACAACGAGGATTTTATCATACCGGGCGATTGGAAGGGTACGTCTATCTACACCGAGGCTGCGGGTGGGTATGTTGCGCGCAGTTCTACAAAGGCGCATACGGGCTCGTATAGTTACGAGCATTACGTAAATTGCAATGATAGTGGTTGTTGGTCTACGACATACAACCACCCCTGCTACGTGGACATGTTTGAAGGCATGGTGGATGCCTGGGTACTGTTCTCTGCGTATCCTGGCATAGACGTGCTTACTTACCCGTTCATGCGCGGCGCTGAGATAAGCGGGCTGGGCTGGGCGGTGAATCCGCCACAACACAAGACTGTATGGTCGGTGTACTATGATGACAGGGCAGGACATACCAACGAGGCGTGGTTGAAGTGTCATGTATGTAGCCCGCAACAGGAGTGGTTGCTAGGCACTATCATACTCGACGTATGGCACGAGTACAAAGTGGAGTGGAATCTGCCATTCAACTCCACCGAGGGCACAATCAGCGCTTGGTTCAACGGGGTACTACAGGTCGGGGTGACTGGACTAACAACCACAAGTCACGCATGGGAGTTTGCAGACTTCGATGTTGTGTTCATGGGGCCGCTAGACTGGCACTACTTGTGGGGCGACGAGATAAGCACTTACGTGGACGACGTGGAAGTCTGTGGTTGTTTTGGTGAAGACCCTGCGACTCCAACGCCGTCTCCCGCAGACAAGTGCAAGAAGTACGGGCACGCAGCGGTACTCAACATCGACAGTGACTGCGAGGCCATACTGCGCCCAAGGAACGTAGTCGCATCTGTACCAGGAGATGCAATCGTTACGCGAGCGAAGTTGTATATCTATGGGACGGCTTCTGAAGTATTGGGAGAAACTGTCTACGTCACACCACTCAATCCTTTGTGGGGAGAGACGACAACAGACTGGTGTAGATCACGGGTAGGGGCTTTGTGGGGCCAAGAAGGAGCCTACGATGTACCCATAGACCGAGAGCCAGGGAGCATCGCTACTTTTGAAACTGCCTTGGGGTGGATTGAGATTGATTTGCCCACGGCGCTCGTAGAGGATTGGGCACGCGCGGGCGGTGCAAATGCCGGGGTGATCCTTTGGAATAGCGCGCTAACGGGCAAGTTCAGCGTTGCCAGCAGGGAGTGGTACACGAGTGCCTACCAGCCGTACATGGAAGTGTGGTATACGCAGTAATCAACTTGCCAAGTTCTTCATTATGTGGTATACTAAGAACGGTGAAGATGAGCTTTTCATCTTTCCCCCTCCTTTTGAGTTAGGTAGGGCCGTCACTTTCCGGGGTCGGTGGCGGCTCTACCGCGTCAGCCACCCCTTGATCCGGCTAACGAGACTGATGTCCACTCTGAGGGCTTCGTGAAATGCCCTGCTGTCACCCAGATAGTCCGCCGAGACCCAGCCCTCACCGCCATCCCACATTACGAAACACCAATCATCGAGACGCCCCCAGACCTCAACCTGTTGCCCTTCTGGTATCTGGTAAAGCCGCTCGTAGTCTGCACCTGGGCCTGCGCGGACGTTGAGCATCTCGGTGTTGACGCATTGGTGTCCGAGTGGGGCCGTGATGTCTACGTGGACGTCTAGGGCGATCTCTTTCGCCATAGCGGGGGTGATTATAACTCCATAGGGCGCAATTGCATGACAGCAGATGAGCGCCGCGGTTTGTCTAACCATTCTCATGTTCATCCCCCTGCCTCACGCCGCTTGTTTGCCCACCACCGCTTCGTTGCCGCGCTTTGCTTGCGCTTGGTCTCGTCAGTGTGTTGTTTCCCCCACATGGGGTTAAGCTCGCCCATCAAGCGCCTGTTTTTCTCCCGACACCACTCGTCAGTACGCTTGCTACCTTTGGCGTTTTGGTTGCCCAGCCTTGCCCTACTTAGCTTGCGACGCGTTTCTTCAGAGGGTTTGCGCCCCGTGGCAGCGACGCCTATCTTAGCCCTTGTTTCGTCAGAAACCGTGCGGCCTTTTTGAGCCATGCCCATCTTGAGCTTGGTCTCCTCAGTATGCTTCCTGCCTCGCTGGGCTATGCTCATCTTGCGCTTGGCCTCGTCCGTATGCTTGTAGCCAAGGCATCTTTGGTTGCCCATCGCAGCCTTGCTCATCTTGCGTCTTGTTTCGTTAGTGTGAGTATGTCCCAGCATTGGTGCGGTAGCATTGCGGGCGGTATTGTAGCAGGCCCCCAAAGCAAAACGACCGTCAAGATGTTTCTGCTCGGCTGCTAAGAGTAAGGCGGCATCTTTTACTGTTTCTACCACGCGGAAGTCAAACATGTCTTCACCATATTTGTCCCAAGCGTGTTGTAAGTATATGCTATGATGCTTGCCCTTACGGAGCTTGTTACGATGCCCCTTCATTCTCTTCTCAATGTTTACTGAGCTTCCGATGTATGCCTTTTTGTTCTCGCGATTCTCGATTTTGTAGACACCCTGCATCATGCCGTCTCCTTGACATAGAAAATCCCCACGGCAGTTGCGCACCATTGTGGTGTGGTAGGCAGGGCTGACCGTGGGGATTGTCCACGTGTGTATTTTGGGATTGCAACACAAAACCCCGCTTCTACCACACCACGACTACAGCATAGCATAGAATGCGTTTGTTGTCAAATTATGACACCACGGGCCGCAGCATGACAGCAGAGAAGCGCGGCTGTTTGCCTAACCATTCTCATTGCACTTTCCCTTCAAGAAGCCAAAGGCCAAAGATTGTTACTATTAGCGTGGCACAGACACAGAAGTACAAGATGGCCCGTATCAAGTGCCCATCATCAAGCGCCCTGCCAAGCCTAGAAGCCAGGGTGTCGATGACAAACGGTATCGCAGTCAGGCAGGCTGCGGCGCAGGCGAAAGCTACCAGCTTCTTTTGCATGTGCTATCTCCTCAATCTCTTGTCAATAGCCCTCTGCCCACCAATCACTGACGCTGGATCCACTGTCCGCAATGCCCGCCGGAACTCCTCCTCCATGCGTATCTCAGACCAGCCCATGTCAGCCCAGGCGTGGCGGTGCAGTCCTTCCAAGTAAGCTATGCTATCCCTCATGGTCGTGCCGTCAGGGATACTGCTCGCCAAGACAACTCCAATAAACATAAGCACGCCGCAACACCCCATCAACAGTAGTTGGTGCTGTCCACAACACCAGAGAAAACCCCAGCTCGCGGCTAAGAGAAGCAACCAGCCAACAAGCACAATAATGACTTCATGCTTGTACCAGCCATAGCGGTGTCCGGTAATAGTCGTTTCAGCCCACCTCATGGTTTCCTCCAATCTAGTCGCATGCGACCATCTCCCCGTCCACGAAACGGAAACGGTTGGCGGTGTCTTCTCGCCCGTACCACGCCTCCAATACACGCGGGTAGGTATCAGGGATGAGCAGACGACCAGCGCGGATGCCTCGCTTCTTGAGCAAATCATTCACCCGATTCCATTCATTGTGGGTACAGATCCCTGCCGCGGTGCACGCGGCGCGGCTCATGCTTTTCTGCGCGTAGTATCTGCGCATGATGCGGCGTGCGACAGAGTCGAGGCGACTCGCATTCGGCTCTCTCCCCATGCGCACATCGGCGTGCGTTTCGTTTGCCCTCTCCCAATCAGAATCCTCGAAGATGCGCCTGCGCTGTAGCTCTGTCCGGCTCACGCCTTCGTCCCGCTCAATTGCCAGCATTCGGTAAAAGCCCAACCCGCCAGCCGCAGCCAGCGCCAGAACGGTGTCAACCAACAAGAGCGTCCAGGGGGAGACATCCCAAATCGCGTAGACCGTGATTGAGAGAGAACCAGAGAGCAGTAGCATGAAACCGCCTGCGTATAGAGCTGACATGGCAAGATCCACGAGGCCCGTACCGTATATCGCGGGAGAATCAATCATCGCAACGTTAGCGGAAAGTTTCTGCCTCATTGTTTACCTCTGAGAAGAGCGCTTGAAAGCCGACGCGATAGGCATCGAAGTCGCTACTGGCGTGGACTGTCATATGGCACGAACGATGCAGGCTTACCAGGTTTGCCATCGCGCTGTTTTGCTTGTCACCGTCAATATGATGCACATCAAGCGCTCGGCCATTCTGAGGTTCGCCACAGAGGATGCAGATGAACCCGTCACGCTCTCGGACTGCCTGTTTGAGTGCCTCGTCGAATTCTGGTGGGTAACACTTTTGCGAAGCGCCCTCGCGCCAGAAATTGCAGTTTTCCCCAGAATGCGCGGCCCGAAACTGCGGGTCTTGCCACCGGGCTTTCATCCTTTCGGATATTTTGCGCAGCCGTTCCCCATCATCAAAGTCGCCCCGCGCCCATGCTGCCCTTAGTTTTTCAGACATACGTCGGCGCAGTTCTGGTTCTGCCATTGCCTCGTAATATCGTTGGCGGTAGTCTGGATCTTGCCAGACAACCTTCATCCCCAACGATATTTTCTGCCGCCATTCCTCACCGTAAACCCCGCGTTTGTAGGCAGCCTTTACTATCGCGGACATCTTCCCGCGCCATTCCTTGCCGTAACCCCCGCGTGAGCGACGTGCTTCCAATCCCGCAGAATGCTTGCGCTGCCATTCGGGATCTTGTGCCTGGGCCTCGCCTGCACAGCTTCTACACCGCTTACTCCTTTTATCTATCTTGGCTCCACAATCCAGACAGGTATTCGTCATTGGTGGCGCTCCACCCGCTCAAGCTCAACGCGAACCAAGCGGTCTAGAATCGACACCATGCTCTCGCCTGTCAACGCGTAGATCATGCGCAACTTCTTCAGCGTACTTTTCCAAATCTTGATTGTTTGTGTCTTCATGGTAGGGGTAATTTTACCACAATGTGAATTACTTGTCAAGTGGGCATCTCTGGTTACGCGCCCTTTCTCCTCCGTCTCCGTTTGTTCCTTGCTGCTCTTCGGTGCTCGTCGTTCACGTATCGGTGTTGCCCAGCATACAGTGACATCCCGCAGCCACAGGCACACCGCCTCAATCGTCCTCGAACCGCCGTGTGCGGGGGCACGGTCTCGGCAGGCCCCAGGTCGGGCCACGCCAACTCCACCGCATCCCGTAAGTCCCCGCTACCGTTCAGCAATCGTGTCATCGCCAACCGAAACGGCTCAGAGATTTCGTACCAGCCGCTCGTTTCAGGGTGCGCCCAGTTCCAGACGGCTTGCCTGGAAAACGGCCTGCCGACGTAGGGACCTTCACGCCGGTAGTGGGCCAGTATCTTGCCCAGTGTTCCAGGGGAGCACTCGAAGTGGGCCAGGGTTTCCAGGATCGTTTCGGCCTTCACTTTTCCTGTGCCTTCCTAAGCGGGTTTGGGCGAAAGTCCATATCTAATACAGCAACCCGAAACTAGACTCTCTGCGTGGCTCCTTTACGCTTATCTTTACGCTTTTTGATGCCAAAACAGCTCACCGCGGGATCACCCTTTGCCCCCGCAGTTCCCCTAGTCCAACAGAGACAATTGCACGCCAGTCACCTGTGCCAGCCGCCTCTCTGACATTGCGCAGTATTCGGGATTCAGTTCAATGCCGATGTAGTGACGCCCCAGCTTCTTGGCGACGAGGGCCGTGGTTCCGCTGCCCAGGAACGGGTCTAGGACAACATCGCCTCTGTAGCTGTAGAGCTTTATCAGCCTCTCGGCAATGGTTTCGGGGAAGGCCGCGGGATGTTTTGTCGCATTGGGTGATACGGCAGGAACGCGCCAGACGCTCTTCGTCCACTGTAGAAACTCGTCGCGTTCTATGTCGCTTTCCCCTTTGGCCTCTTTCCCGTCCACCTCGTTGGAAGCTACAATGATGAGTTCGTGGACATCTCGCAGGCACGGATTAGACGCTGACATCCACGACCCCCAGCCCGTAGAACTAAAGCCCCTGCTTGCGAAGTCTTTGAACCAGATGATATGGCCTCTAAGCTGGAACAGCTCAGCCAATTGCATTGTAATGGCAGACCCTAGTGGAAGATACGGATGCCGACCGTAGCCCTGGCATACCACCACAGCGATTCTGCCGTCAGGTTTCAGTACCCGCTTAGCGGCTATCCAGGCTTTCATCATGTCTGCCAGGTACGCAGCGTCGTTTTCCCAATGCGAGTATTCTCTGGCGTTCAGATATGGCGGGCTTGTGACTATTAGGTCTACGCACTGCTCTAGCATTTCTTGCATTACAGCAATGCAGTCCCCGCAGACCACCGTATCCAACGCGTAAGCCCTACTCACCGCAATCCTCGCACACCTCGTCCACCCGCGGCCCCATGCCGCCTGTCCACCGTGCACCCTTCACGCTCCTAGTAACGGCGCACCGGAGGCACAGGTTCACTTCGCCGCCCTCGAACGTGAAGTGGTAGACATCTGGTGAGACGTCTTCCGTGGGGCCGACCTGAACAACTAGTTCACCGTCAACGACGTTATTCATTTGGCTTCTCCTTGCTTCTGTTCCTCGGCTAACGCACAGCGCAGGCACTTGCTGTCTGCCCAGTAGTCCGCGTCGTCAACCGTATGCTTGCAGACGGGGCACGTTAGGCCGCCTGAAGCCTTCTTGTCGCTTTCCCACTGTAAATCCTCTGCGATGCCAAGACGGAAAGCTGTCGCCACGTCGTGCCGACATCGAGGGCACACGTCGTTGCCCTGTACGTGTACCCAACGAATCTCATCGCCGCCGCGCCACCGACGTCCATCCTCAGTGAGTTCACTCCGCTTGTATTGGGCATGGTCGCAGATGTCACAGGTAACGATGGTGTCTGCTTTTCTACTCATGGTATGCTCCTTTTTTCACAATGCACGGACGTGCATTAGTCAGCGGCGCAACGCTCACCGCCACGGGGATGTCGTTGTCAGCGAACCGTGCGCCTCCGTCTTCCTCAATAATGATAGAGTACCTGGTCTTGCCCGCAATCTCGATCCAGTTTAGGTTTCCTTCACGGCGCACCCAGTACGGCGGCCCAAACGGTTTGCCGTCGTTTCCGGCCCTGAGTAGCCGTAACTTGTGGGCGTTAGCCCCCTCTGCCAGGGCCGTCAGCAACCTGTTAATCGGATTGGGCCACAACAATGCTTCTTTGTACAGGTCGGTCGGCACGTCAGGGTAACGCTGGGCAATCGAGAACGTTACAGCAGCCTTGGCTCGGTACTCCACTGTGCGTGCTTTGCAACCAAAAGTCTCCCCGATCCTGCGCTTGACCAACATGGTGCGGCCAAACTTCCGCAACAGGGCCTCGGCCACGTCGCCGCTGACCCACCAGAGATACCGTTGCCCAGCTTCCAGGAGAGCCACAAACGGCAACGCTTCGTTCAGCGTCTCGAAGCAAGACATCCAGTGTTCGATGCGTGGAAACTGCCAGGAGGTCTCGTCTCTGACGGACTGAGTTACGAGGCTGAGGGCATCGCCTAGAGGGTCTACCAGGCTATTCTGGGGCATCGGTATCTTCCCGATACTGTTCCCATTCTGGGGGCGTCATCATTGTAATTGCCCCATGCTGTCGTACAGGGATACAGGCATCTATGCGTTCAGAGACTAGATACCCATCGTGGTTTTTGGGAACGCTACGCAGGGGTATCCGCCCGTTCCACCACTCTGCCAGCGCCCCAAGCAACGCCGCACGACAACTCTTGCAGATACGCAGATACCAGCCGCGTTCCTCTAGCCCCTCTACCAAACGCAAGCTGATAGCGTCGGGGACGGCTTCGCTAACGTCATAGCCACACGAGATGATTAGACTGCGTTTGTCTGCGCCGTGGGCGTGACAAAGCATACACAAATCATGGTCGAGCGCCTCAAACCGTTTGGCGTCGTCTTCGTTGCGCTTCCGTGTTTGTTCCAAGATGTCTTGGATACTCATTGTGTTGCCTCCCTCTTACACTTGCAATCCATCACGCAATCCTCGAAGATAAGCTGCACGTCCTCCAGCACTGGCGTTGGCCCAGGTGTACTTGTTGCCTCTGGCGTACTGGACGGGGTGCTCGTCGGCGTCCTCGTTGGCTCTGGCGTACTCGTTGGCGTCTCTGTTGCCTCTGGCGTGCAGGTGGCTGACGGGGTTGGCGTCCATGTCGGCACACCCAGCGCCATCTCCATCCACGCTGCGCCCACGAGAGTCAGCGTGTCACTGTTGCGATTGGCGAACAGGTTCGAGGACATCCCCTCCGTGTGCGTGGAGTACCATAGATGGCTCTCGATCCACTCCTGCATCTCCAGCCACGGCCACATGTCGCGCAGGAACTGAGCTACGCGTTGCACTTCATCGGGGCTATCGTTCCAGTCGCTCAGGACGCCCCACTCGGAGACGATGATGACCTTGTCTTTCAGGTATTCCGGCCAGCCACAGGGCATGTTCTCGTTTAGTTCTACGGTATTCAAGATGCGTTGCTGTACCAATTTAGCATCAAAGCGGGTAGCAAAGTCACCGTAGAAGTGATAATGGAGTCCGTCCATCGGCGGAAACATCCTGTACTCATCCGTGTACCGCTGGAAGAACTCTGACATCCAGTGCTCGTTCGCCTGTGGACTTCCAGTGCCGCAACAGTAGACCCTGGAAGTCGGGTCAGCTTCTTTGAGCGCATGGTACACGTCGTGGTAGACTTGAATGGCTGTCTCGGGATAGCAACATGACTGGTCTGGATTGCCGGGCTCGTTGAAGATCAACCATCGCAATCCTGGATGGTCAATAGCAAAGACGCGCAACCGTTCCAGGTCAACTTTGTCCCACGACTTGCCAGATGTGCCGCAGCCCCATTGCATCGGCAGGTACTCGATGTCTCCTAGTGGCGCTATGGCTCGCTCAAGATAATTCCAGTTGTGCGCTGACTGGACGCCCATCTCGGTGAACCGATCAACGTATGCCGCGGGCGCACCGGCCCAAGCGACGCCACCCTTGTGTGCCCGTTGGAGCAATGGCACATAAAGCTCAGCCTGGGTATCGTATGCGACCATACGAGCATCGCGGGTCTTATAAGCATAGACCAAATAGGCCGCTGCGACTAGAGCCAACACGAAAACAACCCACTTGATACGAACAGCCAAAGCGTCAAGTTCCTCTTTTGTTTCAAACATCACGTCTCCTCTCTAGCAGGTGTTGGCCCTGTCTGGCCCGCGTAACGCCCAGCATAAGGCTTAGACGGCATACCCATTGTCACATGAAACACTATCTGAAATATGCGTTGGCCTGCGCGTAGTTCGATAGGCCGATGGGTATGCAACTCTGCGGTAATTGTACCAAAGAAACCTGGATCAACCCAGCCAGCCAAAGAATGGTCAAGCCCCAATCTCGCAAATGTGGATTTGAGGCAGATACTTCCCGCAACGTTCTTGGGCATCCTGATGTACTCCAACGTTGTAGCCAAGATAGCACAGCCAGGGACTAAGAGTGCCTTTGTGGCAGAAAACGGAGCCATGGTATTCATGTCTATGAACTCTGATCCTAACCGCAAGTCTAGCGATGCAGTGTTTACACAGGCGGCGTCATACGGTTCTATACCGCCAGCCGCAGCCCATTCACGGATCAGAACGTCGTGCCAGATCATAGATCACCGAAAGCGTACGGGGCTTCTACGCGCAGGATGTCCAATATCCTGCTGCACATGTCTCGTATCTCCCATTGAGCATGTGGGTTTTTAGCACGTATCTTTACCAGCCACCGCCACTGTTCCAGGTTCGTCGTCACTTTCAAGAACGTCCCCGTGGACAACGGCAGGCTGTATCGGGCATCTTCCCGTGGCACACCACCGGCCACCATATCGTCGTAAAAGTTTTGGGCAATATCCAAGAACATTGTCCACCGATCACCAAACCCTTTGTCTTGAATGGTCTGTGGACACACAAACCCCGTTGGCGCAACACGTCGCTGACTCTCCACCGACAGGGCCAGGAAGTTGTGCCGTCCCAACTGTGCCAAACAGGCCCGACTGATGCCAGTGACATTGAACGTAGCAGAGGCTTGTCGTAGAGGGGACAAGTGCCCCTTGGCTATGAGCCCAGGGATGTCCTCCACCCTAACTCTTTGTTTTCCGCGTCCACCGTAGCAGTCGGCGTACGATTCAGCGATGAGTTCCTCGGCATTGGGCGTAATGGATCGGAGTTCTACTTTCATTGCCCTCTCTCCTCTTTCTGTAATACAGCGTACCCAGCCCCAGCGATAGCCACGGCCATTTCCATGTCGTACTCTCCAGCCACCTGCGGCAACTTGTCCGCGCCTTTGTACTCCGAGCGCACGAAGATTGCCACGTCCTCCGTGCTCGCTGCGCCGTAGCCCGTGGCGTGGAGTTTCACCGAGGACGGGTTGACCGGCTCGACGCGAATACCGAGCCCGTCTGCCCGCTCTTTCAAGAACGTGATCAGGCACTGCATGTGCGCCCCACCACGACCTCTGGCGCGGACGTCCTCGATGGCAACCATGTCGGGCGACCGATCATAAACCTCTTTGCAGTGGAGTGCCATCCTTGCAAAGCTCATAGTCCAATTAGTCAAGCGTTGCTCAAGCCTATGGGCTTCGACGCGCTCATCACAGAAACCAAGCAGTTCGCGCCCAGGGAACTCCACCAGTGCCATCGCCATCGGCTTCCCCTTAGCCAGCCCGGGGTCTATGCCCAGGATCAGTATGGATTGATTTGGCATCTTGGACACACCTTCACGAAGTTGTGATCAATCACCATAGGCGGCGCAGGCCAGCCTACCGTGGTGAAGTCGCGGATCCCCATGTTTCGCCCGCACTTCTCGCACTGCACGTTGCGCAGGTGGTCGCCCATGTCTTCCAGGAGCAGATCAGGCGTATCGTAGAGACACTTCTCGATCAACGCCTCTCGTTCATTAGGCGTAACCAGCGCAAAAATCTTCGACAGATTCTGCGCTGACGGCGCTTGGTGTCCATTTTCCCAGCGGCTTATGGCTTCTGGGTAGACTCCCAGGTACTTGGCAAGCTCTACCTGTGTCATCATCATTCGCTTTCTCACCGCCTTCAGCCATCGGGCCATGATGCCCAGGAACACGTCGTCGTTTTTAGCCATCAGGCTCTCCTTTCATTTTTCTCTCGCCCTCCCATGCTGTAACCCAGGGGCGTTGTGGTGGGTCATAGCCGCCTTTGTAGGCATAGCCTTCAGCCGCAGCCTGCTTGATGATATCGGCGGTGGACAAAGGTCCTTCTCCCTTCGTGGCTGCCAGGGCCCGGCGCTTCTTCAGTTCTTCCAAGAGGCGGATGGCTGTCTTGACGTCAGTCTCAAAGTCTCCGTCTCCTACACCAACTTCGTCCCTGAAGTTGGCCACGAGGAAGTTAGTCAGCACCTTGTCTTGGTCTCTCAAACGGAATACTTTGCTCTCTAATTCTTCAATCTCTCCCACCATCTCAAGATATACCTCAACGCAATCGTGGTTCATTCCGCTTCTCCTTTCGTTACGTAGACATCCAGCCACCCAGTAGCGTGTTGTATCATGCTCACTGCCCCCGACACCGCAAACGCCCAGACACCGATGCGGATCAGCCAGTGATCCTGTCTCACAGCAACTACTGTCACCAGAGAGCACCAGAACCCCATGCAGTGCGGACATCCAAAGAGTTCATCCAGCAGCCGATGCTTGTTCGCTAACCAATCGGTCACCGGAGACAGGAGATCATCCCAGACCACCAGTTGCGTCAGCCTCCAGGCGCAGAGGACGGCGAGGATCAGGTCAGTCATCGTATGCCTCTAGCGCGGCCTCTCTCCGTCATGTATGCTGAACCTAACTACCCAAGTCCAGGGGTTTGTCTTCCACCCAAAACCCCGTTTGGCATTCAACTCATCCCACAACGCCTTAAAGCCCCACCTCATTGTGCCTGCAAACTCCGCAATAATCCTTTGCCTATCAGCGGGACTGTCCTTGTTGAACGGAGGCAACCGGCCGCGGACACCCTCAGCGAAACAGTCTCGCGAAGTGATGTCCTTCACCCTCTCTACCCGTACCTCCATCACTTCTAGCAAAAGACGGCAGGCCCAGCGGGGCATGAAGATTGACGGCAGCACAGACCGTTGCCAGGGCCAATCCTGTGGGTAGTACATCGGATTGCCATCACGGAACACACGAGAACCGTCTGCGAGATACACCATTGCCTCTGAATGATGTCCAATGGTCAAGGTCTCCCGCACCCAGAGGCGGTCTCCGCGAATGCCGTAGGGACTGTAAGCAATAGGGATGTCCATAGTTTCTCCGTCAACTATCCATCCATGCTTCCAGTGTTGCCCTAGCATTGGCTGCGGCTTGATCACGCGTCTCGTTTGCGTTTTCTGGCCAGCGAGTATGGCCCTCACCATGTCGCCAGTGAACGGGATTGGATGTTCTCTAGTCATCGTATGCCTCCAGTGCTGCCAGGGCTTCTAGTACGCCATGACCGTCGTACCGCATTGGGTCGCCATATTGAGCGAGATACTCGGTGAAAGTCATCCCGCGCCCGCCCATGTAATCCACTTGGATCCGCGCATCCACTCCACACGCCTCAGCCACAGCCTCCAGGAGACGGAGGCGCTCGGTTGTCTGGCGTCCGTAGACTTTCTTGGTGTCCTTTGGTATAGTCATGGCAACTCCACATATCCTTCCAGTTTGTAGGCTAACCAACACCAGAAATCGCGGCAGACTTCATAGTCGGCATTGTGCAACTGAGTGCAGTGTCGGTTAAAAGCCCAGTAGATGAACTTACGCAGCAGGTTACTCATTGTTCATCTCGTCCAGGGTTCTGCCGTCCCCTTGTGGCAGAGTAGTTAGGTGAAGGCTCTTGGTACGGATCGCTTCGCAGAGATCCTCTTTGCTGAAATAGTTTTCCGTAGCTTCGCCGTTGCGGACACCGTACCAAAAGAGGTGTCCAAGCACCCAGACAGTACCCAGTTCAAACCCCTTGACAATTTCCGTCATCTCTCTCCTCCTCCCACAAACTCAACCGCTACCAGACGCCCAGCAGCCAGCCCCGCCGAGGTCACTTCTTCACAGGCCGCGCCAGCGAAAGGACGGCCTCAATCTCCGCTGACCCTACACCCGCCTGGACTATCATATCGTCTGGCTTGAGGGAGAACGTCGCCACCCGCACGTCCCGTAACCCGCGTTCTACAAACCCGCGCCCCAATTCCCACGCCCGCCCCTCAGCTCCAGGGTCGAGGCAGACGATTATCTGGCCCACATCAAGCCATTCCATCCACTCTGGTTGCCACTTGGCATTCTGCCCCATGATTCCTACTGCCGAGAAACCGGCCTGGTCTAAAACCATGGTCTTGACTTCACCCTCAAGCACTAGTAGCCGCTCGTGCGAGTCGTTCAAGATCGGGGCATTGAACAGATTGCTGCCAAGACCAGACATCTGTGGCCGGTACTTGCCCCTACCTCCTGGTTGCAGTAGCCTGTGCCGGATGTTCACCAGGGCGTTGTCGTGTCCAAAGATTGGGATGGTCCTAGACGGACTCTCGTGGTACGTCGGGCACTCAGCAGCATATCCCAAGAGGAAGCGGTCAATCGCTTCGTCGAAGACTCCCTCGTTAAACCACAGTTCTCTAGTGGCATTGGTGAGATTGCGGTGATAGCGCAGGTGAACGTTGGATGCCCGTAGTCGTTCCAGCTTACGCAGCCGCTCATCGTGTTCAATCTGCTTGCGCTCCAGCCGCTTGATGCGCCGTTCCATCTCTCTTAGTTTGTTGTCTCCGAAAGCGTCTTGTTCTCGCATTCCCAATGCCTGCATGATCTCTGAAAACGTACATCCGGCAAAACACGTCATTAACAGCGTCCCATCATCCCCCTCGGCAATCGAGAGACTCGCTCTCCTGTCATCGTGTGCTGGACAACGGGCCATCCAGCCGTTGCTAGTGCGCTTTACACCCTCTAGCCGTTCCAGCACACGGTCTATCATTGCGTGTCACTCCAGTGTGTGTCAATGCTTCTAAGTTCGAGCTCTGCCAGCTTAAGCGTCTGTGGCTCGAACCACATCGCAACAGTAGCACGGCCAGGAGCAAACCGTTCTTTGAGTTTGCGCACAAGTAACAGTTCAGGAATGACGTTGTACTGCTGTCCGGTTTCCATCTCGATGATAGCGCCCTCCCCTTCTGTGAGGAATGGCCGCCAGAGGCTAAATAGCTTATCGAACCCCTGTTCTGCACTACTTCCCCACTGGCAGTGTCGCTGCCCAGGCAACTTGACCGCCATGGTATCTACTTCACGAGATGCTTGAATGCCTACAAACGCAGGCACACCAACAGTCAAGATCAGTTCCTTGATGCGCACCGGCGCTTCTGCTACAGCGGCTATGCGGTCTCGATGGGATTTGACGGGCATGATCTGGAGATAGTCCATTAAGAGAAGGGTGGGATGTATACCAAAGTCCTCTTGCATTGTCTCAATAGCGTTGTAGACGACTTCAGCGGTCATTCTTATACTAGATGGTCGCCCAATTGCCTTACCGATAACGAATATGGGTTGTCGCAAGAGGCCCATCGCTTCCTTCTCGACATCCTTCATCGGGACACACCCCTTGGCAATATCTGTGACACTGTGCCGGGGACTAGCCAAGAAGAAGTTTGCCAGTTCCTCGCTTGCCGACTCCCATGACACATAGACAACCGTTTCTTCTTTCTCTTTACCCCTTGCAACTATCCGCTCAGCTTCCCGCTTAGCGAGGATGGCTAACAAGCTAGTTTTCCCCGCGCCTGGTCTGCCTATCAAGCCCACCATTTCACCTGGATGGGCAGGGTTCATGTGCTTATCTAGCGCTTTGATACCCCAAGTGATACCAGGTGTCTCGTGGCGGGAACGCGCCCAGTTTATGTACTCAGAAGCCAACTCTGCCGGAGTGTGAACGAGTCGCCGAACACCAGATAGCATGTTATTGACCTAGCCTGATAACTTTGGGGCCTGCATCTGCCGCGCTCATCGCACAGATTGTTTTCACGATGGAGTTCAAGTCGGCAATAGCAAACTGGTGCTCTTGGCCTCCAGCACGTTCCGCAAAGAAGCTCTGCATTCTACGAACGCACTCAGCCGCGCTACCGGTCTCTTGGTACAAGACCTCTGCTGCGTAGGTGGCGCTATCACGTAGCCGCTTGGTCTTTGGGATAGAGATACCTGACAGCCGTGTAAACTCCGTAAGTATCTGGCCCTGGTAGACGGGAACGTTTCGCCAGGCGGGATCAATGCCGTTGTCGTGCCTCTTCTCGAACTTGGCGATAGCTCTAGCTGCACCAGCGCGGACATCCTGGGCGGTGCGCTTCTGACGTGGCGGCGGTGTGGTGAAGGAGATAGACTCTTCTGTACTTAGAGACTCTCTTACTCCAACAGACTCTTCTTTCTCTACGTGGGTTTGTAAAGGTTTTTCCGTAACAACGCCAGCAGGCGTAGAGTCTTCCAAGGGATGTAAACCAAGGGATACAATCTTGGGCGTACTATATAGTTTTTCGTCGACATACTCATCAGTTTCTCCGGAAAAACTATATAGTTTTTCGGGGTCTTTTTCAGGGGCTACGAGCCAGGTTGAGAGGGCCTGATAACCCTGTGGGTGCTGATACCTCTCTATGATCTCTGCTGGCACTTCTATAGGTGGGTCAAACACCTCAATCTCAACTGTCCAGTGCATTAGTCGCTTAAAGCTTGCCGGACTGGTGATTTTTATGAAACCGCACTCTTCGAGGAGTTGATTAAGTTCTCTCAGGGTATTTGATCCAATTCGGCAGGCTTTTGCCAGGTCAGCTTGTGTAATGGCTTTGACTACGCCCTCGCGTTCTAGCCGGCAGTACACGCTATACACTGCTACCCCTCTCGCTCCCAAGATAGGCAACCAGATGTCGTAGACGTAGTTTGCCACCCTTACCTGTCCCATTCGGTGAGATGTGAACTTTATCCCACCTTGTGGCGTTTTTTCGTACAGTTTGCGTCCCATCTTAGACCTCCCCGTAGACAACCAGGTTACAGCCAACAGGCTCAGACCATTCTGGGATTGGGCCAAGGGTAAGCGTCAGCCCGTCGGCAGAATAGTTATCCTTGTGATTGAAGGGTGGATTTAGCATTGCAATGAAGTAGGCCTCTAGGAGTATTGCGTCAGGCATTGAGTTCGTTTGGACGTACTTCACACTTATTGGCCGGTTATAGTTGCTAAAGCGCCCAAAACTTGATAGCATCCGTTGACCTAGACGGATACTGCGTCCGACATATAGTGGATCTCCGTCAACGTCCACAAAGCAGTAGACGCCGCAAACACCTCCTAAGTCTTCAAGCAACTCTATGAAGCCTGGTGTGAGCGTATGCGCGAATTTGAACTCCTCTATGTATTTAGTGCGTTGTGTTGCTAGCCACTTGAGCACATGTTTTTCTTCTAGGAGTTGTCCTCCGCGGGTTCGGAGTGCATAGGTATAATCGTCGGCCAACCCTGCGTTAAAGATTTCTTTCTTATAGAACTGTCCTGATAACAACGCGTCAGTATCTATGCTTGGGCTTTCCCTGATTACCTTGTTGAGATAATTGAAGAAGTGTTTCTCGCCCTGTATGTAACCCATGATACGTCATCTGCCTCCAAACAAAACGCCCCCACGACAGCAACTCAAGATCGGCATTGTGACGTGACGATGATGAGACACAGGTCGTGGGGGCGGTATGCGATTGGATTACTGTGTCTATCATCATGTCACGTCACGCTACCCATCGTACCACAGAACTCCAAACTTTGCAAGTTAGCCTTCCAGCAGCCTGGCGCAGAGAGCGTCGATCTGTGCATCTTTGCGTGCCACTGTGTTGGTTATGGCCGCCGAGGCGCAACAGCCCATGACGATTGCGCTGAACGAAGCGGTAAGCGGGATGATGAGTAGTAGCCATAATGGGTTCATGTTACCTCCGCTCAGAAGCAGCCTGGCGACTGGTTGCAGTAGTAGTCCAGCCGCGGGTACACACGCGCATATTGCCCCGCAGGTGGAGGGGCGACGAAGTAGATACCACTACCCGCAATGCTGTATCTCCCTCTGGCCTGAACTTGACAGTAAGAGTAAGGACTTACGACATACGCTGGTAACGCCACAGCAAACCACCCGCTGCTTTGAGTAGTAGTATATTTCGTGAGACCGCCACCTGGGTAACGGCAACTGACTTTTACCGTTGCCCCAGACCACTGCGGAGGCCAGTAGTTCTTGCTACACGCCCACCCTGGCGTGACTCGGCCAGAGATGTTGCTATCGTTGGAACCTGCTGCCGTTGGTAGGACGACGAGTAACACTAGTGCGATTGCTACGATCAACTTCTTCATGTTTTTAGCTCTCCTTTGATTGGTGTTCGGGTTTGTTTGATCTGTTGTTTGGTCATAGTCTCCTCCCAAGTTTAGTCCTCGTCTGTGAAAACATCCGTGATAGCAATGCACCATATCCACGAGCCGTCGTCCACGTACAGCCTGGGGAAGTCCCAGACGTTTTGCCCCTCGTTTTCCATGAACCGCACTCGTCCCAGGGGCAAACCTGGCATCTGGATTTCGTGGCACTGGTTGTCCTTCCAGAGCAGAAAAGCATACCGTCCTTCGCCGTAGTCCATCTTGGGTATTCGTATCCAATCGACGTTGGGAATACCGGCATCAACCAGGAAGTGCTTGATGTTCTCGGTAGCGTTGGCTTCCGTAGCGTTGGCTACTGGTCCTGTGCCAGGGTTTATGACTACTTCCATCGGTCTCCTCCTTGGTACGGTGCTCCACAAAACCCGTCACTTGGCGAGTTAGTCCTCGCGTGCCGCAAAGAAGTGTAGGACGATCCAGCCCTCCCTCACCGCGGTTCCGAGGGAAAGCAGCTTCTGTGGCGGTGTAAACTCTTGTCCTGTCAATATAGTCCAGAATGTCCAGGTTTCCTTCTCTTGCTCCTCGGGGTCAACTAGTACCCAAACCATAGGCGCGTCAGCTTGGTAACGAACATACAGTGGTTGAGACCCGCATGGCAGGGTTTTCTTTTGTAGCGTCCTCAAATCAGATAGCGGGTATTTCCAAACCGTTCTCGTTTCGTTCTCGGCCATCAGTCTCCTCCTTGAAGGGTAGGGCAGGATTTGAACCTGCGTCAGTCTCGGGCCACATCCGAGCGCTCTGCCGCTGAGCTACCTACCCGCTCAGAAACCCGCACTCCCGCAGCCGCCGTTCCATCTCGGCAACCACCAGCTCCAGTCTCAGGTTGCCAGCGGTCGTGAAGTCGCCGTCGTAATCGTCAGGACGGTGGGCTTCACGGAACTCCCGATACAGCATGTCGTTGCCCATAGCAGCTAGTTCGCCAGGGCACTCCGTGTGGATTTGCAGCACCCCCTGGCACGCGGTACAGAGGCCGCCGTCAACCGTGTAGTCGTTCCAAACACCAGGCGGGAGTACCCTTCGCGTCCGCGGGCTGACCGTATCAGACGAAACGCCGTGTATCCACCTCTCGTGTCCCTGTCCAGGTAACAATCCCACCTGATCTTGGAAGGCTTTGCCGCACCAAGTCTCTACTAGACCTGCTGCCGCATACGCCTTGGCCTCGTATGGCCCTTTGATGATGTGGACAGGGCCGTTTAGGCGGCCGCGGAACGAGTTTTGGATGTATTTCATTAGTGACCCCCTTCACAATGCACGGACGTGCATTGGCTCGAACTTCCGGCACTTGCCATCGTCGTTATGGTCTCGGCAATTGGCGTACCCTTGTGGCTCTTGCTTGCCAGTCACGTAGTTGAATACGCGCGGCAGTGGATATGCTTTGCAGACGTGGCTGTACCAAATGTCGGCCCGCTTTGTACCGGCGTTGAGGTTCAGGAAGTGCTTGCAGTTGTAGCAGATTGCTTTCATGGTGTCTTCTCCTTGTGTGTTGACGTGCATTCTAGCTGTAGTCCGTTAGGCGGCTCTTGAAACAGCTTTGCGCGCACCTGTACCACGCACGGACATTCTTTTCGCCGTATCGCTCGCAGGCCAGCGCCCAGAAGAAACGCGCTCCTGGTATCCGCTCATGGCAATCGTGATTGACGAGAAAGAGATTTATCGGGTGGTTCAGGATTTCGGCCCTGTGTTCTTTTGCTACGCCGCGGAAGTGTGCCTTTGTGAGTATGCCGTGATGCAGTTCGGGATGCTCCAGCATCTGTCCGCATCCGCAGGAGCAAGGCTCGTTTAGGGCAAAATGGATAGCGAGAAGGTCCGCACGCGTCTCCCCCAGGCTTTGCCCCGCAGGAATAGCATTCCAAGCGCTCATCCTGTCTCCTCAAACAACGCCATCTGCCCCAGCACCTCGCGGTATCGTCGCAGGATACCGGCCACCTGTTGCTTGAACGGCTCACCGACCTCCCAGTCGTCGTCCCACCAGCGGGGATACGCTTTGTTGCGGATGCGTTGCCAGTCATCCAGCGCCAGGTCGTTGAACGTCTCCACTTCTCTGCCGAGCAGTTCTGACACCAGGAACAGGCGCTCGTCACGGCTACTGACGCCGAGTTTTTTGGACAGCAGGATCAGGGCTAGTCTCTGGCCGTTGGTGATCATAATGCCTCCTGGCCCGTGTTGGCGACCACACGGCAAGGGGATGCCAGGGCTGACCAGGCCCACCGCCAACACGAGCCACTATCTGTTGAGTTCCCGAAACACGAGCAGGAAAGCCACCACGAACACCCCCGCGGACAGCCACTCAGCCCAAGCTTCGCCGCGGTCAAGCGCCACTACCGTGATAGCTATGCCCCAGAGGGCCAGCACGATGACAGCTATGGCCGCCAGAAGCATCCCGATCCACAGTAACTTGCCGAGCCAGAGAAACTCGTTGTCTTCCATCATTCGACTCCCCCCGCCTCTCCGGTCTCTGACCACAAGTCGTTCAAGTTTGTGGCGATGATGGCATAAGGCATCTGTGAGTGCCCGATGTATACTGTGACGCCAGGAGCGATGTGCCTGTCGTTTGTTTTGGCGAAAATTGTCAGTGCTAGTTTCCGAAGAGTCTGTTCCGCCCCGTCTCTACGCCCCGCCGCTTTCTGGTAGTGACCTATCGCCTCCGATTGAACACGCCAATCGCCGTATACTTCTGGAATATTCGCTTTGGCCCTTTCAGCCTCGCGGCGGGCCGTGATCACATTAGCGTAAGCTGCACGCAGTTCAGTATTCATATTCCCTCCAGTCGCCATGAGATTTGAAGCACAGCGGACAAATCGGCGGCGCTTTCCACTGTGCAGCGACCACTTGTACCCTACCGTGCCACATCGTCAGCAGTCCATCCGCAACCAGGTTCTGGACACAGCTATGGGCCACGGACGTCGAGGACAGGTGGCAGCCGTCGCGGATCTCTCGGATCGTAGGTGGTAGCTGGTGCTCCAGGTAGTAGGCTACGATGTAGTGGTAGACCGCCTGAGTCATGGTGTCTCCTCCTGTATCAGGGCGACTGCCTGCCTGCGCTTCTCTTCCTTCTTCCTCCAAAACCTGCGCCACCGCGCCTCGGGCCACCCAGACATCCCTCGCACAAACCCGCATCCACAGTCGGCTATGAAAACACCGCAGTCCTTGCAATGAGCCTCGTAGCCCGAACAGTAGGGCGTCCCGCAAGCAACGTCCGCGTAGTAGTCCGGATACAGGTTCTCGTGCTTGCACTTCGCCACCTTGTCCCAAAAGTTCACGTTACCCCTCCTGCATCGGGGCGACCCAGGAAGCCGCCCCGGTGCACGTCCGTGCATTTAATCTTCGTAACTTTCAGGGACTTCAGTCAGCACATCAACGCCCACGAAGTCAATCACCCTGACAGGGATCATCTTGCCCTTGCCGCCCATCTTCTGGGTGCAAACGGCAAGGACATCTTTCTTCGTGAAGTCAATGTTCTTGCCGACTTCCCAAGTATCTATGTTAGTCAGCCCGCCTAGCTTCTCAATCCCGCTGCTGTCGGGCCACGCCTTAGCGCCCCACTTGCGCCACGGGAACCCCTCGACCAGATAGTAGGGGTTGCCGTTATCCGTCACTTTCTTCGTAATGCTGTCCACCTCGATGGTGCGTGTTGTTGCTTCTGTGCCCCCCTCACTGCCGCCTGTCTTCGTCTGCTTGCCCAGCTTCTTTTTCACCTTGGCCGTGGTCTCTGCGATCTCTGCCTCTGTCCTTGGTTTCCGGTCGGTAGGCATCCAGCCTTGCTCTACCAGGTCACCAAAAGCATTGGACGCTGTGAACACGGTATCTAGTACCATGCGCCTGGTTGCTCCGCCGCGGACGACGACGTGAATCTTCACTCCAGCAGGGGCGAAGACGTCGAACCAGGTCACGACGGTGTGGTTCGGGGGAAGTGGTTGCTCGCTGCCAAAAGCCGCAGCAACCTCGTCGTTGGTCAATTCCTTCTCCGCGGCCCACGTTTTGATCTTCTCCAATAGAACGCGCTTGGCCGCCACTTCTGCATCTGTACTCATGTTCTCTCTCTCCTTTTGTGTATTGTGCTCCACCGCAATTATACCACACCTTGCTGAACTTGGCAAGTTAGCCTTTGATAATAGTCAGGCCAGACGTACGGATCAGTTTCTGCCTCGCTGTGCCCGCTGTAGGGCAAGTCAGCCTCGCACGGCAGTGCCGCCACGTGTAGCCTGTGGCACAAGAGGCAGAGTTTCCGGTCGGGGCAAGACTTGCAGCTTGTGCCTCGTTTCCCCTGGCCCTGCTTGCAGACGAACACTAACCTGGGTTCGAGTCTGGCCGCTCTCCAGGCTACGGCGGGTTGGGAAACGCCGAGAAACTTTGCCGTCTCAGTTGATGACATTCCTGCTTGCTGGCAGGTTATCAACTGCGCGGGATTAATTGTGTACATTGGCTTTGAACTCCTTGATCTCCTTGGCAGTAAACGGCCCCCAGGTGTTGCCATGTTCAGGGCCTACGGTAGCCCAGAACTCCAGACATAGAGCGCAGCGGCAGTGGTAGGGATGACTAGGCCCAGACGCTTCTAGGAGCATCTCTGTCGTTTCGTCGCCAATCGCAGACATGCCGTCCAGGAAGCGTTGCAGGTTCGGGTGTCTCATCGTTCCTCCTCAGAATCTTGGATCTGTAGCCCCACACGGGTTCATGGGGTCTTGCTCGAACTCCTGGGGAGGCTCTGGAAACTTGTCTGGCTGGCTGGGCATGTCTACCCATTGCAGCGCTACTGACCACATGTGGTCAGTCCATTCATCGAGTGGCAGGCCCAGGGGTTTCCAGCCCAGCCGTGCGGCCTTTTTGTACTCTGGTTTGAGCAGTGACCGCGGTGTGGTCAGTCGCTTGCCGTCGTGTCGCATGGTGTACTGTGCATGGCATCGGGTACAGCGGCAGACGCCGTGGATGATACCCCACTCTAAGCTAATCGCCCCGCAGACCTCGCACTCCCAGTCGGGGTCTAGTGGCCAGTCCATGTTACCGCCCCATTCTGTGAAAGTCATCGCTCCTCCTGTATCAGCATAGTCATGTTCTTGATTCCTGCCATCCTGGACAGGTCTTCGGCTATCCCCAGCAGCGCAGCCAGCATACCGATACTAGCGATCTCTGTAGTAGTAACGGTGTCGTAGTCGGTAACGCGCTGTAAAGCCCGTGCCAAATACCTGTGACCAATCGTTCTCAGTTCGCTTTGGCTGTATTCGCTCATGCCTCGCCTCCTGTCAAGAAAATCTGTGGCACATCTCGCAGCCACTCGTGCTCATCGCGGGCTGCGTCGTACAGTTCAGCGTCGAACAGTCCCCAGCGCCACAGGTCGCCGTCTTCCTGGACGATCAGCCAGATTTGCGTGCCTTTCCATGCTTGGGCTGTGGCCACGACGTAACCAATAGCCCCTAGCTCAGCACGGGCAATGCGGTCATTGTAGCCCTCGGCATCAGGGATACTTGGGGCTCGGATCTGCTCGAAGATACCCGCGTCCAGGGTCAGCAGTTTAGTCAACAACTCGGTCATTCTGGGTTCTCCTTTCTAGTTCTGCGTCAACCATCGCTACGATTGCCGCGTTGACATCGAGGCGTTTCTGTGTGCTCTCTCCGTTGTATGTGTCAACCCCAAGCGCTAGGGCTTTCTGGCACAGAAGCACATCGTTCGCGGATGCTAGTCTGTCCGCGTGCAGTTCTTCTAGCGGAATCTTTGTGATGTCAGTCATGGTAACTCCCGTTGCAGGAGCAGTTGCCCCAGCGCCAGGGCCAGGAACAGAACCCCAGAGCCAGCGAGCAGCCACAGGATGTCTCGGATCATGCGTCAATCTCCTTTTCGTGATAATAGTCGGCGGCCTCAAAACCCTCTTGGTAACGGCATTCCTCGCAGTCCTCCCAGGTATGGTCGTCATGGCACTCTCTGCATAGAGATAGACCACAGTTCGTGGGATACAGCTCCGCATATTCCTCTTTGCAGTTGTCGCATTTCATTCAGAGTCTCCCTTCTTGTAGGCTCTCTCAACTAGCCACGAGCCTACGAGCCAGGTAACGAACGCAACGGTGAACACGGCGAGCAGTAGCTTGTCATTCATTCTCGGCCAACTCCTCGATAGGTATGCGGAGGGGCTCTCCCGTCCTTGGCCCAACGTCGTGGTCGTAGACCGCGCCCGCCAGTCCTTCGGGCCAATTGATGACGGCTTGCACTACTCCGCCACTGACTATGATCTGGACTTCCTTCTCTTCTTCCAACTCTCTACCCATTGCGTAGGCAAGGGCCCGGCGATCAACGGGCACTTGCTCGCTGTGTGAACCTACAGAATCCCGCCTGAGGGATTGAAACTGGTCGTCATGGCACTCTCTGCATAGAGATAGACCA